CGATCCAAACTTACTCAAAGAAAAGAAGAAGATTCGAGTTGTATGTGATACTGATAATCAGTTGAAGTTAACTGAAGGTAAAGTAACATTTGGACAACACGTTCGATTCGCTCAAGCCGGAGATACAGTTGCGACTATTGGAGGCTTAGAGCCTGGTGCAATTTATCAAGTAGATTCTGTAGTTGGCCCGAAGGGTAATGAGTTTACTTTGAAGTCTACGGATGGAGTAACAGCAATTAACTTTACTCAAGCTCAGTTTGCAACAGCGGAAGCGAATGGTGGCAATCCCGCAAATGTCTTCTTCGAGACAGTTGTTCCTTTCTTAATGCCCGATAAGGCTGTAACAACAGGTAACGTTACATACAATGGATATGATCCAGATATCTATCGTCCGGTTGGGCTTGGAGGCTCTGGTAACCCAATCCAAGAATCAGCGGATCCATTCCCAGAAGGAATGATGTTCCCTTATCAATACTCAAGTGATGGCTATATGCCCACAAGCACTGCGGATGCACAAGCGGTCGCTGAAAGTGGACTTCTCGTTGGGTTTATTAACACAGCATGGGCGATTACAAATCAGCAGGAGGCGCTTGAGCTACGAAAGCAAATTGATGCTGTTAACTTTATTCCCGAGTATATTAACTGGGTTAAAAATAACGTCAAGCCAGAATTCTGGGGCGTATATGAATATCGAGTTCCAAGAAGTCGATATAGTTTCGACAAACTTGACGGAAAGTCAAACTCATCGGCCAAGCATGGATATCGAGTATACAGTGACGTAGCAACTGGTGATACTGGTATCGTTCGACCCGGACAAGCATATGCACCGGGCGGACAGATTGCTACAGCCGATAGTTTGTATAGCTTTGACTTCACGAAAGTGACGATGCTTAAGATTGAATTCTCATGGTACGGTGCGGTAGGTGCATTGTTCTTAGCATACGTTCCCGTAGACAACGGAGAAGCACGTTGGGTTCGAGTCCATCACTTGAGAGCGTCGAATCAGTTGAAGATTGCTTCGCTTGGTAACGCTACACTTCCAATCACGTATAATGTATACGGCGGTGGTGATACGCTTGCACTCGGCGATGAAGAAGAGTCTTTGACACCAGCCGGAGCAAACTACGAAACAAACTCTCACAACATTGTAAAGTATGGTGCTTCTTACTATATCGATGGTGGAGATAGAGGAACAGTAAGACTTTACTCTCACAACAATGAAAGTCTCGTTCCAGCCGCAGGCAAGAACTGGGCATTGTCTAATGGTACAAGCACATACAATGCGGCTGATCCAGATGGTCCTGCTATTACACTTAATCTCAGCGGAACGTCAAACGATACTATTAACTCGACGTATTTCATGGGAGCATTGCTAAAGACAACCAATGCGGCTGATCAAAACATTCGAGTAATTTATGCAAATGGATTAGACTCAGGATCGACTGGTAAGCTTATTCTGTCTTCCGCTCCGCAGGACACAACTGTTAGCAACTTTACCTTGATCGCTGATCGTGCAACCAATGTTTACGGTCTTGAAACAAAGCGAGTTATTTTAAGTACGGAAGAAGGTAACGCTGTTCGTAACAGAGTTCAGGTTTATCCCACTAAGATGTCTACTTCAAACATCGGTAACAACCCTGTTCGTTTGAGAATGAGAAAGACTCCAATTTTCCAGACTGAAGTACAGCCCAATGGTACGCTGACAATTGCATCTTTGTATGATATCACTTCAGCTAATCTTCCGCTCGACGTTACTGAGTCTGGTGGCGCTGGAACATACATGGCAAACGGAGAAGAAATTTACGGCTGGTTCAGAGCGCTGATTGATTCGACTTCTTCTGTCACAGTATTCGGTCGGTTGTACAAAGAAGCGGATGAATATTATTTCGATGCTAAAACAACATTTAGCGGTGTAATTACATTAACGCTTGATGCATTCCTACCTGATAAGCGATTTGATGTCGGAGGTGTTGAGTACACCACAACGACTAAAGTCACTGAAGAGAAGGAAGGACTGAGTTCTATCTTGATTGCAACTGATCCCGTTGTTCCTATACCCGGTACTGGAATTAACGTAGCGACAGTTTATCTACAGCAAGGAACTGAGCAATTTGATTTGGCGTCATACTTCGATTATAACAAAGAATATTTGTCATTCCCACTTACTGATACTACGGAATCTTTGTATCTTGCTGTTGACTCTGATACAGCGGAAAACGATCTAGATGACAATATAAGTATAGGAATAACGTGGGAAGAGCAGTGATCTATGCCAAAGCAAATACAGATTGGTTATGACAAGGTACCAGCCCCTGTAACCAAACAGTTTCCTCAACTCGTCGATATCGAGGGTATTCCCCTTACTGATTCAGCGGGGAACCCTCTGCTTACAGAAGAGGATGCTATTCTTGGGTCTTTCGCTCGGGCTGAAGCCGCACTATCAACTGTCGCAAATAATACAGGAAAAGAGCAATCCATTCCTGTCGTTGAGCAGTTTCCATTAGAGTCTGAGGTTAGTAGCTCACTACTAGGCGTTCCTCGTGGTGAAGAACAATTGAGTCTTTTTTCTGATGTATCTACATATGGTCTAGATGAAGATAATTGGAACTACTACACATTCAGCTCACCAACAAAGTATCCTATTGAATGGTTCACTAAAGAGAACACTAAATTTGGTCGAAGACGATATCCTGATTTCTACGAGGGCACTGAAGAGCAAGCGCTTTATTTAGAATCTTTTCCTACACAGTACACATTTCCACGTGGTCCTATTGAAAGCAGAGAAGATGAGCCAGGCTCTCAGTTTAGAAACTATATGAACTTTATCGCTCTCGGTAAAGTTTTATATAAAAGATTCTCCGGATCGTCTGCGGGCGCTTTTGCTGAGTTATACTTCTTAGATGACGATATTCAAATTGTAGCAAATACCAATGGTGATGTTATCAATATTGATGCTGGTGAATTTCAGTATACTATAGGAGATAGAACAAGCGGATTTCTCCTAAATGCTCAAGATTATTTTGACGTAGACTACGGTCCAAATTTACAATCATCGTTTGATCAGATTGAAAAGTGGACAGAGCTTTTCATTGAAATTCAAGACGGAACTGCTCAATTGCCAGATGGATTCACTGGCGGATCTTCGGGAAACTTCGTAGATACAGAGGACTTTGATGCGATTCAAACATTCGCTGTTCAAAACTGTCGGCCTGGTGCGAGTTCTACAGCGGAATCGTTTGCAATTCTTGAAAGTAAAAACACATATCGATATCAACCCGGACGTATTTCTGGATTCACATTTGGTATTCGTTTGCAGGCTGATCCTCAGTCTTCAGCGAACTATATCGAATGGGGATGCTCTAACTCAACTGATGAATATATGTTTCAGTTGGTTGGTTCAAGATTAAACATTGTACGTCGAAGTGTTGTCCCATTTCCTCAAGAGTTACTTGAAGATAGATTTGGTAAAAATTTCGATGATCAGATTCTAAAGTATCCTGTAGGACTTGGAAATGAAAATCCATTATGGGAGACTGTGTTTGAGAGACGTGATTGGAATGGAGATAAGCTAGATGGTTCCGGCCCATCTGGTTATATTCTTTCGTTCGAAGACGTTACCATGTACAAAATTGAGTTTTCGTGGTATGGCGCTATTGGTGCAAAGTTTTATGCATATGTTCCCGTAGACAACGGAGAAGCACGTTGGGTTCTCATGCACACTCTCGTTATTGAGAATGGTATGGATGGTCCGATCATGCAGAATCCAGATATGAAGTTCAAGTATCTTCTGTACGCTACAGATACTTCTAGAATCTTTCAGCCTCTATATGTTTTCAAGTATGGATCTTCTTACTACATCGATGGCGGCGATGAAGGAACAATTAGGCTTTCGACATTTACGACTGATTCAAAAGAGTTCTTGAATCGGAAACCAATTATTGGTATACTACCTAAAGAGTCTATTTTAAATCAAGATGGATTTGAAATCGATAACTTTAAGAAAGGGTACCCAGATACAATTTCTGTCGCTTCCGATACAAATGTAAGAATCGATATTGAAGAAGTGGTAGGTGCTCCATCTGGGCAGCACTTTACATTTCAGCCAAGTTTAATTAATGCGGAGAGTCCATTTTCAAGAGAACTTCCATTTATTTTTGGTACAGAAGGAGCGGGTGGAAATCAAGCAGAGGATCAGCCTGCAATAGATTCCATTTCGCTGAGAGAAAGCGAGCTACCTTCTATTAGCAACGTCACCGGATTTACTTTTGATGCTAGTTATATAGAACATCCGACTGAAGATCTTTCTATTTTCCAGCCCGGTGATGAAATCCTTGTAAGTGGATCTACATCGCAAGATGGAAGATATCTTGTGCTTTCTTACGATCAACCAAATAATGAATTGTCAATTCGATACCTCCCCGATGCTCAACCAGACATTACAGTAAACGGATTCCCAGGTGGAGACGACAGTAATGCTGATTCTGCTGCAGTGTCAATCAAAACAACTGGAATTAAAGAAACCGAAGACGAAGCAAAACTAATCGGGAATGGTATATACAACGTATATTTGCAGTATGAAGCAAATGCAATTTTAAATGATCAATTACTCTCTTCAGCAATACTAAGAAGAAGACAGTATTTACTCGGTGTAGACACAATTAGCAAATTTGTTAAAACTGATGGCCAAACACTTGTTGAAGCTGGTGATCGATTTGATGCAAGAGTGAGTGCATATAATACAATAACTGCGTCTACTGTACCAATTTATGCCAATGAATTTATTGTTCACTTTATGGTTCCAAATCCGAGAGATCCAGAATACGCAAGCTATCACTATGCAGACTTCGGATTTACCTTTACATCTTCCGTTCCTCAAACTGCTTTCTGTGACAATGGAGAGCAGAGATTAGCGTTTGTAGATCCACTAGATCCAGGTTTAGTACCAAAAGAAATTGATCTTAAATTAAATCCATTTGTCGAATACCATCATTACGATTCTCAATTTGACTTTATTAACAAAGCGGAGTATCGAGAATGGGATCCTGCGTTTGGTGAGCGGTTTATGATCGATTCTCGTCAACCAGCCCCCGATGGCGGCAATGACGGATATATCGCAGCGTTCAAAGGATCTGTAACGTTTAGCGACTATGATATTCAAAGTGATTTAGCTCAAGCACAATCAGAGCTACAATCAACCGGACTCTATCGACTTTACTTTTCAAGTATATCAAGTTTTCCGCCGAATTCATTGCTTGATGAAGATCCGACATCTCTTACGTCAGAAGTCGGAATTAACACCGAAGGCACTGGCTGGTTCTACGTTGGTCAATCGGAGCTTGACGGAACAGATCGATTTATTAGAATTAGGCAAGTAGATACTGGACCCGGCATTACTATTCAGAACATTTTAGATGCAGGAAGCGTTCAAACTAAGCAGTTAATACTAGAAGATCAGTGGGAGCTATCGTCTTTCCCATCAGGTGTGGAAGTTGATCCAGCTAATCCTCCCGAGAGAAGATTTACTCAGCAAGAATTTACTGTAGGAAAGGCTTTGCGATTTAATAGTCAGCCTTTCTATCTTGTCATGGCGCTCCGAGACTATGCTGCAGTAAACAATATTTCAGTGGAAGAGATTACGCCTGAAGCTAGATTTACTCATACACCACAGTTTATTACAGGAACAACTGAATCTCAGTCATTAACATATGATCGATTTGGCAACTCTAGTGAAAACAATCCCCCATCAAACTTCAAAGATATTGAAAGGCTGTCTGGGTTAAGATACGATTCGCAGACTGAAAATCCACTTCGACCCGGTAATGTGATATACTCGTTTTACGTTGAAGAGAATAAACCGGAAACATTTAGACTTGACAATATTTTTAACTACGATAGAAAGTCTTTGTCAAGAGGTCAGCTAAATAATAAAGCAATCTTCTTTACCGCTACGTCTACAGATGGCGTTACGTCAGGTAATATAGAAATGAGCTTGACTTCGAAGGAACAATAATGGCTACAATTTTTCGTGGACTAAATGTTAATCGATTCCTCAATGATGTCGATGATAAAGACGAGGCTTTACAAAATTTGGGAATCAATATCCAAGATCTCGATGCTATTCGAGGGATTAGCGATGTTGTAAGTGGCGTGGAGCTTCGTCTTCTAGCGGGTCTACAGGACGATCAGCGTAAAGAATTTGTGTCTCTCGCCGAATCAGCAAAAGAGGTGGGTGGACGATTAGAGTCTCTGCAAGATTTCAGAAACCCGTTCGACTTTAACTTGACAATCGACAACAAGTTGTCTGGGTCTGCGATTAAGTATAACTATCTTGATCTTTCCGATATTTTAAATCCCGTACAAAAGTCTGCTGACATTTCCACATCGAGAATTTCTTCTTGGTCATCAACTGAGCCCGGTAAGATATTCTACGGTGGCGAGCTACTAGTTACTGGAGACAAGATAGAACTAGGTAGCTTTAGGCTTACACAAGCGCCCATTCAAAAAACTTTCAGAGCGGAAGTTGCTACACATGAAATTGCTTTGAAGTTTACAGCGGCCGGAGGGGGCACTGTACAAAGAACTGCATATGCCATGAAGGGAATTCCACTTCAATTTGATGCGTTTTTTAAAGATGCTGATTTCCGTAGCGCTGTGAATAGCGGAGGTCTTACTGATGGATTGGGAACGATTCCCGCCACTTGGAGAATTGTCAACGAAGATAACGGATTTAGCTACGACTCTGGTGATGGTACGATCAAAGCCCCAATCGGAACAGGAACTGTAGCGTCACCAGGCGTATATACATTTCGAGATCCGGGCGCAAAAGCAAGAAAGATTGAGTTCTTTTATCCGCCGGATAGAATTTTACGTCTTGACATTACAGGTGTAAATTTGAGCGACTGGCCTAGTGTAAGTATCAGTAACTTAGAATACTTAGATATCAGACTAAACGATTTTTTTGAGATGCCTAAGTTCGGTCAGGGTACAGGCGCTTACGGATCTATTACAACTAACGTTGCTCTTGCGCCAAATCTTCAAACGCTTATACTCACAGGCAATAATATGAGTAGAGCGCTAGATTCTAACGGCGATCAAGTTACAGCAAATGTGCAACTACAATATCTTCCTACTACTCTTACGTCATTAACGATGAATGGTACGTTTTCAGATAGTGAAGTAATTGATCTCCGTTATCTGACCAATTTAACAACGATATCAATGGATACTTTTTATACTCGTGATGCCGCTCGTGCGATGACTGGCTCGACGGATACCGATCTCGCTAACGCTGCGGAGCCTAAAAACGGCACTTCGCCAAGAGTTCACCCAGGAATCGTAAGCTATAATGTTACAAGACAGCCTTATTCTAGACTTGCAGACGGAGTATGCGATTCTACTACATTGAGTAGACTTGATATTACTTTATGCGATATTGTAAGAAGAGAAACTGCGAGAGACAACAACAACGCAGACGTTCCTAATGCGTCAGCTTCGCCTATACAAAAAGCGTTGACAATTGCATCTCCAACTATTGATTATTTCTACTCATATAGTAATAGTCATAACATTGTTAACTTCAATAGCAATACCTCTATTTTTTATTATTGGCACAGATACTCCAGAGGTTTGCCCACTTTTAGTGATTCGGAATCAGTAGCTACTGTTGGGCTGGGTCAGCAACCAGCGGGAGAAGCACAAGGCGCTGGACGCACATTGAATACTAAAATTCAAGGTTGCACTAACTTATACTATATGAATTTCTATGCAACAGACTGCGAAGACGATATAGAAAATACATTCTCTAATCTACCTAGACTTTATCGATTTGATACTAGATGGTCTAGAATGTATGGTAGATTTAGCTCCGACTCTTTCGTGGGTACTCCTAACATGGGAGTATTCTTAGTCTCAGGAAGTCTACACGGAAACCCAAGCTATCCGAATCCAGATCTTGCAAGAGATGATTTTTTCAGTGTAAATACTGGCGCACCTGATGCCGGAACTATTTTTGAAAAAACACCCAACTTCGGATATCTTTACTGCTATAATAACATTAACATTGGTGGCGATCTTCCAGACTTAAGCACTAACACTAATCTGAGAGTTATCTATATTCGTAACACATCGTTTGGTACTAGGTTGAATGATGTTCCTAGTGCACCGCTGCCTTCTTTTGCCGCAAACTTTAGACTGTACTATCTAAGAGCGGATTACAACAAGTTTACTGGGGCGTGTCCAGCCTTTGATTCGAACGGATTATACTATCTATTCTTGGCTGGAAATAGATTCACATCACTTCCAGCATTTAGTGGAACTAATATTCGATATGTTTACTTACAGCAAAACGATATTGGTGGGAACGGATCGAAAACTGGTGTTACTACAGGCGCTATTATTCCTACATACGATCAGTGTCCTAGACTATTACGTCTTTATCTAAACCAAAATGAATTTACTGGATATACTGCCGGAGCAATTGCATCTAACTTGATTATCCAAACAATCGACTTCAGTAACAATAACTTGACTGCATCTGACGGTGTAAACATTATCAATGATCTTGCGGCTAATTATAATGCGAACCCGAGAGGGGGAGTTTCAGTTAATCTGATTAACCAAAATGGTCTGACGGAATCAGCGATTCTTGGTGATCAGTCTGCTGGACCCAATCTAAGTTTCTTAAGATCAGTCGGCTGGTCTATTCAGTTATCACCGTAAGCGGAATACGAAAATGGCTCAAGGATTTGTAATACAAAATAACTTCTTTGAAAGTGACACGGGCGCTTCGGACAGAGGCATCCTTGATAACTTAGGAGGAAGCGGTATCACGAATGATATCCTTTTGTTCGATGGAAATCTTCGTGCTGTTAGTTCAATCAAAGCAGTAGAGAGTCCTACGATTGCAGTAACTGATTTTGTTTTTACCGCACCCAATACAATCGTATCAAATACAGCAAACTTCCTCGTACTCAATGATGGCGACACAATAGTCATATCTGAAACAGTAGACGGTCTGAATGATGGGACGTTTACTGTCAGTGGACAGCCGCAACAAACTACTTTGACTGTTGCGGGAACTTCTGGTGGTGACGCTCAAGATATTGTAACGTCTTCTGGAGAAGGAACAATCGTTGGGCCTAATGCACCCAACTATGAAGTCGTAGATGGTGAGATTGTAATCATAGGAGAAGGTATTGTTCCATACGCTGAAGGAACTTTGGTGTCCTATGCGAATGAGGGTGAGGCAGATGAATTTACTTACAAATATCGAGCAACTGACTCTGATACGCTTACTCGATTTTCTCTGATCGATACAACAACAGATCTTCCCTTTGTTCCGACTGCGCCGTTTAAAAACATTAATCGATCAGACTCTATTACGCAAAGCGATCTGTTTAACTTAAACACGCCCCGACCGGATACTGGAGTAGCATTTCTCGAAGGTAATAGTCAAGACGATGAAGAAGGCGCACCGGGCGCTGACGGTGAAAATGAAGCAACTGGGTCTACATCGCTGTTTGATCAGTTTAGTCTAGGGGAGCAGATTGCCTATATTCAAGAAAGAATTTCTCTGTTTGCATATAAGAGAGGTCGAGTTCCTATTACAAATAAGGATACTCTTTTAAACGCAAACGTCACTTTTGATGGTAGTATCTCTCTCGCAAACTTTAGTGGAATAAACTTAGAAATATCGAACCCAAGTCCACCTCCAGCCAACATAGTGAATCCCGCAGCACCTGGTTTGTTCATTCGAGGAATTGATGGCACTGCAATTAAAGCGTTTACAGATTTGTCAAATCCTTGGGGAGCGGATAACCCAAGTCCGACACCTGGTCCTAATGTTGCTACTGATAGGCTCTTTACGGAACAAGATGCTGATGGTATTAATATTGTTGACGTTCAGATTAACAAGCTTAGCTTTAAACCTACTACGGGAAATCAGCCAGAGTTTATTTTCAACAGTGGAGTTGGCGTAGTGTCTGTGTCTACAATTAATATCAACGATTACACGCACAAGCTCCCCGCTACGATTAACGGGGAACTTTACTACTTGCTATTACAATCTGCTTAATTACTGTATTAGTAGATTAAAAGTTGCGCCTTCATATTCGATAGGAACAACATTATTCGCTGTTGTTGTTCCTCCCAGAAGTGTTACAGTTGAACCAGATGGATCATCAATTTCTAATTCACTAAATGCTAGTTTACACGCAACGTTTGCGGGGGTGTCTGTACTATTTGTTCCCACTTTTAAATTTGGATTAGATGCTGTGGTGCTGAGTCCAGTATTTGTTCCAGCGAAAGGAGGTGCTGTGTTTAGTGGAATAACACAAAACTCTTTTGATTGTCCGCCTGGGTTGAATGATTGACTAATAAATACGATAGTCACGTTCGTTGGAATATCTTCCGAAGTGGGCGAGCTTAACGTAATATCAGTACCATTGACAACAGTAAGTGTAACATTACTTGCTGCTGGAATTGCATCTCCAAATTGAACGTAATCACCATTGGTTAAGCCAGCAGTATCTGTCAATGTTAAAGTTGACGATCCCGAAGGTAAGAATGTAGCTGGCGAGGCTACAACCAACTCTTTTCCTAATACACCTTCGCATGGAATGATAGCAGTTTGATCTTTTAATCCCGCATTGGAGTAAACTGCAACCACGTATGTTGATGTTCCGAAAGAAGACACACCTGGTAGATTTGTGTCTACGGGAGTTGTCATCGTAACAGCACCTGCGACATCACTCGGATCTGGCGTAGCATTAGGTCCAAGTGGAGATCCCGCAACAATACTTCCTGCTGATGCCGTCTGAGCATATCCGATAACAAGCATGTTTCTTTCAATCGGAGTATAAGTTCCAGTAATATCTCCAGAAACGCTAATCGAAGGAGTCGGGCCTCCAGTAATTTGAGTGACACTACCCGTTGATCCATTGTAATTGTATAGACCAATCAATCCTGCATTGTCGAAAAACACAACATCATAGACCCCATCTAACGCAAACGGGCCGAACGTAGGATTTGTATCGTCTGTATCGACGTAAACGATGTCAAGCCCAGTAATCGGATCTTCTTGCACACTGAACACCTGGTAAACATAACTAGATCCTTGACCAAGATCAATTAGCATCCAAGTGCCTTCTTTAATATCGCTGTTGATAGCGGTCGCACATTCAAGTCGCCCAAATCCTCTGTGCGTGACTGAAACTCCACCCAGTGTTTTTTCCGCCGCTGTTTGGGGTGGAGTGTAGTCTAGTAGTAAAACTCCGTTTACATCGAGTTGCTCAGACATGTCTTGATTGATGGGCCGGGCTCTTACGTCTTCGAATACTTTGTAGCTGTACTGACTAAAAGTTTGATTACCCGCAGGTATAGAGTATACGTCAGTAAAGGGAAATCTATCATCGTTTCCTTGATCTTCAAGTAAAACCTTTGAGCGATACACTTTGTTGTCGGTTGCCGGAGTCTCGCCGGGTCGAATTGACAATTCAGATGGACGTGGGAACCAGTAAGTCAATCTTATCTTGGTTCTTTGTCCAAGCCTCGGACGAGTGATATAAATTATTCCTGTCCTAACTTCTTGAATACCAACTTCGAAGTAATGATAAAGAATTGTCTGTCCTCCACCCCCTCCAACAAAATCAAGATCCCCTTCGACGGTGATTGTTTGAGCGACTTCATCAATTGCAGTTACAGTATATTCTGTGTTTGGATCATATGTACCGCCTGGGTTTGTGGTGATAACATCTCCGCTAGCTACGTATCGAATATCATCTCCGTAGTTTAAGACAGTAGATGATCCATCATAAGCAGTTTGGACAGTGACATTACCTATTGGTATTTCTCGTGTTTGATCGTAAATGTTCTTCTTTGTTATCCAGTTACCGTCATTCAAGGTATCTTCTTCTACTAAAAACATACCTGTTGTTTCAAAAACGAAACTGAAGTCACTGGACATATATCCCGTCCATTGTATTAGACCATATGCATCCGGAAATGTTGGGTGCAACTTTCCATCAAAAGAAAAAATACCTCTATCCCAAAAGAATTCTGGCCCAATAATATCTCGTCTTAAAAATGGATGACCTGGCTCTACAGCGGGATCTGGTACATAAGTCGAGAATAGATTTCCTGTTCCGACTAAATCGTCTTTATCCGTTACAGCGACTGCTTGACTATTTCCAGTTGTTGTTGCAGATGCTGTTGGAGTTACCCGAGTAGAAGGAACAAAGTTTGCTAAAAATCCGTCACCTCCACCAATAAATGGTGGATCACCAAAGATTGTTTGGAAGTTACTAATGAAATCTTGGATTCTTAGAAGCGGTGTTACTGGAAGATTAGCACCATCTGAAAGTCGAGTAAATGTTACGACTCTACCATCTAGCTCTCGAAAGTCATCTGGACTAATCGCAGTGTTTCTCAGTCCGTCGATGATTAGCAAATCGTCTGGAATAAATCCATCTCCGGACACTGAGATATTATCTAGCAGATTCGTGAGAGCCGATATTGGATTCGAGAGATCAGCTAAATTTTTATCTGCTCTCAATCCAAACTTTTGATATTTTCTAGACATAGGAATCCATTTTGTTAAATGAAAGGTTTATTGTATTTATAAATATAATCATGATTACTTAGGAGATCCCAATGGCTATCAAAGCAAATCTTGTCGTTGATCAAGGCACAGATTTTTCAGCAACTATTGACGTTACAGATATCGACGGCGAAGTTTTTGATTTGTCGGGATATACAGTTGCCGCACAAATGCGTAAAAACTATGCGTCAACAACAGCGATCACATTCAGCGCCGCCCAAACCGGAGCAACGGGTCAGATCACGCTGGCATTAAACTCTGCACAGACAGTAGATATCGTTCCCGGTCGTTACCTATATGATGTAGAGATGACTTCTTTGGGTGGAGACATCACAAGAGTTGTAGAAGGAGTTGTGACAGTTACACCGGGTATCACTAGAATTTAAGGTAAGCTATAATGGGAAATATTAAAGCTACAGTAGCCCCAAGAAAGAATATTGTCGTAACAAACTACACCGCTGGAGCAAGCGGTGGTGGACTTGGACTTAATAATGGTGGATTTACAACTGAAAATATTCTTCCTAATCAAGTGCTCGATTCCTTTGATCTTAATACAGTTAGATTTGCTAAGTATGCGATTCAAGGAACATACAACAACGAAATTCATGTGCTGGAGTTGAATCTTACACATGACGGAACTGAAACTTTTATTAGTGTCTACGGTGAGATATTGAGTGATCCTGTACAACCATTGTTCACCTTTGACGCAGATATTGACACAAACTCAAATGAAGTAAGGCTTCTTGTTAGCCCGCTTTTTGTAGGAACTTCAATTAAATTTAGTCGAATAGAAGTTTTAGTATAAATAATTCATAAGGTCAACGGGGAGAGGGAACCTTGGCTACGTTTCAAGATTTTATTGTAAAAAATGGTCTTGTTGTCAATAATGGCGCAACGATCAGTCAGGCTGTTACTATCGGACAGGATGCGACAATCAACGGTATTACTGTTGGTGAAGGTCCAGTTGCGAACAATCTTGTATACGGCGTATCTCCTCTAGCAAATAATGTCTCTGGACAAAATAACATTGCTATTGGAAATAACGCTGGGCAAGCGGTCACTGGATCAAACAACGTCATTATTGGTAATTTCAACGGAAACTCTAATGGGCTTGACATTTCATCGTCAAGTGGGAATGTTGTTTTAGCGGATGGATTAGGTGTTCCAAGACTCCTCGTAGACTCTCAAGGTCGTGTCGGGATTAATAATCTCAGCCCAACTGTTGAACTCGAAGTTGGTGGAGACGTAAAAGCAACAAACATTGAAGCATCTACGCTAAACTTAACAGGAGATATCACTGTTGGTGGAACAATCAACGCTGATGACTTCTTATTTACTGGGCCTTTCTTCACTCTGAATGAAGATCTTTCTAATCAAGTTGTTCCCTTCGAAGACGCTGGCTTGATTGTAAATCGTGGTGCTGAGCCTGATGTCTCGTTCTTTTGGGATGAAGACAATGATTACTGGACTACAGGGACTGATCCCAACACTGCTCAATTAGCTGAACTTGAAGCATATATTGACGGTGGAATCTATTAATACATTTTTTAGCGCCTAAAGCAATTATACAGGTAAAGAGACATTATGTCAATAATAAGACACAAAAGAAGCGACATTGCTGGAAGGGTTCCAACAACAACACAGATTGATACTGGTGAAATTGCTATCAACACTCATGATGGCAAGATGTACTTTACTCGTGATAAAGATGGAACTATTAGCGTCAGAGAAGTAGGCTTAGCGGAGAGAACTGATAATGTCTTATACGTCTCGAAAACTGGAAGCGATACGGATAACAATGGAACGACTCTTGCAGAAGCTTTCGCAACAATTAACCAAGCACTCTCAGTTGCCCAACCAGGCACAACTATTTTTCTAAAGAGCGGAGATCATGTTCTAGACAATAGCGCAGGTGGTGTAAACATCCCAGAAAGAGTTGCGATTGTCGGAGACAATCTTCGCACAACAAATATTCGTCCTTCAGTGTCAACGAACGATCTCTTTTATGTAAATAACGGATCTCACTTCACCGGTGTAACGTTTAGAGACTATGTGTCTCCTTCAGCGGCTGTATCGTTTAATCCAGACGGATCAGCAGGCGAGATTCGAACATCTCCTTATGTTCAAAACTGTAGTTCAATTACAACTACCGGAACAGGAATGAGAATCGACGGCAATCACTGTTCCGGTCTTCGTTCAATGGTTGCTGATGCATACACTAATATCAACTTTGGCGGAATTGGCGTTCATCTTCTGAATCGTGGATATGCTCAGCTTGTATCTCAGTTTACGATTTCGTGCGAAGATGGGATTCTAGCGGAAAACGGTGGATTCTGCTCTCTAACAAACTCAAACTGCTCATTCGGTACTTACGGGTTGAGAGCAACAGGTACGAGTGGTGTCATATATACAGCCACTTCGTCTGGACTGGCTAGAGCAACAACGAGTGTGATTGAGTTAAAAGATGTTACAGAGCGACCCAAATACGGAGATGCTATTAAGTTTGCGGGGATTGACAAGTATCACACAGTAGAAAACACATCGGGTCTTTTTGTTACAGAAGAAATTGAAAACATTGTATATCCTGCGGCACCAGGTTCTACTGTAAATGAATTAAATGCGTCTCAGCAACTTCAAAACAATAGAACATTTGCGTCAGAAAAGACTGTCAGATACATTGAAGAAAACTATCCGGAAATCGAGTATAACATCGGTAAGTGTAAGAGAGATATTCATTACATCGTTGATGCACTTACTCATGATATTTTGTATGGCGGTAATACAGCAACCCTTTCTGTTGCTCAGGCATACTTTGTTGGAGCGGTTAGTCAGTTACCCGCAGATCAAGTTACTGCAACAATTAACTCATATGAATATTTGAAAACTTTGCTTGGACAAATCGTTCAAGAACTAGCAATGGGTCAGAACACAGATGCTGCAGCCGCTAGTCAGACAGAGACTAATCGTGTTGAAGCCTTAGTTGATATTATTATCGATGTAATTACAGCAGGCAATCTTGACAATCTTCCTGCCGTTGTCGATCCAGACTTTACTGGTGTAGATTTGACAGATTATAACACAATCTTAGCGGCAAAAGCAACACTTCAAGCGGACGTGATTACATATATTAACACAACATATCCAGCACTTGATTACGATGAAGCAAAGTGTAGTCGAGACGTTGGTTTGATTGTTGATGCGGTAATACGAGATCTTGCGCTTGGTACAGATTATAACTCTACGCTTGCTGGTGCATCGTATCAGAGAGCAAACGCATCGGTTGTAGTAAATGAGCAAGAAGCTGAAACTGTTGACGCTATTAACTATCTTCGAGATCAAATCAATGCATTAGCGATTGATCCCGCAACACAATCTATTGTGACAACGAGCATTTCGACAATTACAACAATTATAGTAGATGGTGATACAGCAACACTCACGCTTCTTGAGTCTTTGGATCAGGATATTGTTGATTCGACTACAATGGAGTTTTTCCAAAGAAGTCTGATTGTTGCTAGCTCGATTACATTTGAATATATAGGAACAGGCACTGAAGTATTCTATAATACTCCGAGAACAGGTGCGATTCCAATTCAAGCGAACGAAATTGTATTTGACGATAACAATGCTGGACAAGTGTACTTTACAAGTACGGATCACAAAGGTGATTTCAGAATTGGATCAGAACTTTTAATTAACAGGGACGCAGGTATTATTGAGGGTGTGACCTTCGATAGATCACTTTTTGCTGTGTTGACGCCCTACATATTAGCGATAGAAGGATAAGAAAATGGCCACGCCACTTAATGTATTCAGAACAGTCACGGCTGAGTTGACAACGAGCAACGATGTATTGTATACTGCTCCAGTAGGATTCACTGGTATTATCCTAATGGCGCAGATAACTAACATTACTGCGAATCCGGTCAGCACGACTTTTTCTCATTTCAAAACAACAGGCGCTATCGAAACAGAGCTTGTGAAAGATTTTGATGTTGCACCTAACGATGCTGTAAATGCGATTACCGGAAAACTTATTTTAGAAGACGGAGACTCAGTAAAGGGTAGTGCATCAGTCAATAGCACTTTGAAGATTACTCTTAGTGTACTGGAGTCTCTAAATGCGTAGTATAGGTCTGCTCAGTAATCGAGCAAAGAAAAATGTTGGAAGCGATTTAGCACCCGAACGATATGAATACCTTAGTCTTGAAAATGCGGAGCCTGACTTTGGGTTCCCTGCTGCTGACGATTCTCTCATTGGCTCCAACGCCGATGGCTCAAGACGTTTTTTCACGACCGATACGGGGTTATCGATTGATCCTTCCGGAGTTATCACTGGTGATGAAACCACTTTCGTAATTAATCCTCTTGCGTACAAGTACACAAACGCAACGACTCTCCGTGGTGTTCTAACGGATATTAATGCAAACTCCACACATACAAATGTAGGAAGCACTTTCGTATTTCGTGATGCTCTAGGTAGCTTCTCTGGTCAAACAGTCACTGCTGAAACTCTAGTCACGAATGGAGATCTTCGTGGCCCAGCGGTCTTTGATATCGATCCTGCTCCTTATATTGGAAACACTGATGGTGACGATCCTCTTGATGGTCTTGTACAGATTCATGGTAGTCTCGATGTACTAGGCGACTTTGTTACTGTTAACACACTGAATATTAATGTTAGTTCAATCACACTTGTAAACGATCTTACTGCTAATCAAATCATTTCAACAGTCGATAATGGAATTGATCCACCTTTAGTTGTAGCATCAGACATTAAGGTTATAAATCTAAACGCTGATCTATTAGACGGTCTTGATGAAAGCGATTTCTTACGAAGCAATGCAAGCGATAACTACACTAACGGTGCATTTACATTTGATAACGGAACAACGCTAACTGCGGCAGAGGGAGCTACAGTTAACTTTAATAATGCAATAGGAGTCGCCCCCTTTATTGTTGTATCAACAACTAAAGTCGATAATCTTAATGCTGACTTATTTGACGATTTAACAAGCACTGACTTCACGCTTGATCGTGTCACTGGATACGGAAATACAACAACTAATTCTATTACTGTGGCGTCCGTTACTGCGGAAGACCTTATTGGAACAAATGTAGTCGCTAGCACGATTACGCAATATGATACTATTGTAGGAACAGGAACTGCTACTAGTCAAATCTCAGCTTATGAATTAATTACCGGAACTGGAACTGGAAATAGCCAAATTAGTGGATATGAGCTTATCACCGGAACAGGTAATCTTCCTAGCACCATTTCTTCATTTGAAACTATTTCTGGAACAAATACCGCTACCAGTTTGATTGAAAACTATCATTTTATTACTGGAACAAGCGCTACAGGAAGTGCAATCACTGGATATCAGTTAGTTACTGGAACTGGGAATGCGGCAAGCGAAATTTCTGCATTTGAGACAATCACCGGAACAGGTACTATTACTAGTTCGATTAGTGGCTATCATGACATAACAGCTAATAATGATTTGTTTGCTCAGAATGTTGTAACTCCACAAATTACAGCGACGACGACATTAGGTGTAGGTGCTGGAGATGACATTACTGTTTCGACTACTGCTAATCTTACATTCAATGCTACTGCTGGTGGGATTTACACGAATTCTCCAATTGTTGATGTGTCGGCAACAGGATCAACATTTACTGCTGACGTTATTAATGCGAATAATACAACTGTAGCAAATCTTACTGCTGACAACATTGAGACGCTTGGCTATCTAAGAGGACCTGCTTCATTTACTATTGATCCTGCTGTTCATGGAGATGACACTGGCACTGTTGTTATTGCTGGATCGATTCAAGTTAACTCTAATACAAGTATATCCGGTAACTTGATTCTTGATGGTGATCTGACGGTATCAGGTACTACAACAACAGTAAGTGCTACGAATCTAACACTCTCTGATAACATGATCATGCTCAACGAGCCTGAAGAGCGATCTATTGCAAACGCAGTTGGAGATGGAGTAAACGTAGTTTACACTACAACCGAAGATCACAACTACTTCGTCGGTGAACTCGTAGAAGTTACTGGAGTTACTCCGCCAAGCTTTAATATTGCTAGTACGTCTATCACAGCGGTTACGAGCAATACGTTTACGATTGCAAGCACAGTTACTGACACGTATTCAAGCGGTGGTACTTCTAAAGCAAAGATCTCAGCAAATCCAGATTTAGGCATTACTGGTGAGTATGACGCTGGATCTGGTGTTGTTCATGCAGGTATCTTTAGAGATGCAACGGATGAGAGATTCAAGTTATTCCACGAGTATACGCCTGAGCCTGATGCTTCTGTCTTTATTGACACAGGAGATCCGTCCTTTGCTTTAGCGAATCTTCAGATAGATACTCTTTATAGTGACGATGTTGAACTTACTGGTCAGATTAGAGGTCCAGCAACATTCGTCATCGATCCTGCTACACACGGAGATAATAGCGGAACTGTTGAAGTCGCTGGTGATTTAACAGTTAATAGCAATCTCAGTGTACTTGGATCTGGCCCGCCCCTTATAGTTACTTCTAGTGATCTTGTTACAAATCTAAACGCTGACTTGCTTGATAGCTTAGATTCTACTGATTTCTTGAGAAGCAATGTAAGCAATAATTACACAAACGGTACGTTTACATACGACTCTGGTACAACGTTAACTGTGGCCGACGGTGCTACTGTTAACTTTAATAATGCTATTGGAACAGCACCATTTACAGTTGTCTCTACAACAAAAGTCACAAATCTAAATGCTGACTTGCTCGATGATCTTGATCAGTCTAACTTCTTACGAAGCAACGTAAATGACAACTATACGAATGGAACACTTACCTTCGATTCGGGTACAACGTTAACTGCGGCCGACGGTACTACAGTTAATTTTAATAACGCAATAGGAACTGCTCCATTTACTGTTGTATCGACAGATCTTGTCACAAATTTGAATGCGGATTTGTTTGATGGATTGCAATCGACTGAGTTTAATTTAGATAGGGTTACTGATAACGGCAACACTACGACAAATGCTATTACTGTTGGTAATATTACAGTAGATTCTAGCAGTGTTGGATTTGGCGACTCTGCAATAGATATTGTTTCTGCTGCCGACGGCTTCTCTACAATCTTTTTCTCTGACAACAATAGTCAAATTGGTAGACTGGCGTATAACCATACTGATAATAATATACAAATATCAGCAGGTGGTGCTAGCTTTGCTAACTCTTTGATTGTTGCAAATGGTCTAGTGACTGTTCCTAGTCTGAATATTATAGATACCACAACTTCCACTTCAAGCACAACGGGAGCGCTCACAGTAGCAGGTGGTGTTGGTATTGCTGAGAACTTGAATGTTAGGAATAATATCACTTCTAGAGATAGTTTCATATTCAGATCTGACCTGGATGTTGATGTTGTAGAGCAACTTGCTGAAGAATATACAGCAACGACAACAGGCGCTGAAATTATTGCATCGTTTGATGCGGCTAACTTCACAGCGGCTAAACTTGTCATTCGGGCAAAGGACGCTACGGGCGAAGTTCAGGCAAGTGAAGTGCTTCTTGTTCACGATGGAGTTACAGCACAAATCACTGAGTACGCTATCGTTCATACGACAGCAAATCCGATTGCTACTTACATCGCAAATATCAATGCTGGGACAGTTAGAATTCTTTCAACCGCAGTTGCCGCTAACACGGAGTACACCGTAGTAGAAACACTAATCGTATAATTACAATAACAATTAAAGCCTAAGGGGAGTGTGGAACCGTGGCGAATAATCAATTTAAAGTCAGAAATGGCTTGTTTTCTCAGAATGTTACGTTTACAGATAACATAGAGAATTCAACAAACGAAATTACAGTAGAGATGATTGCGAATGATGTCTTGGACATCAATGGTGACTCAGGCTCTATTATATCATTTGATGATGCAAATCGTCGGGTTGGTATTGCTACAACCGCTCCTGCTACAGCGCTAGAAGTCGTGGGCACAATCACGTCAGATGGACTTGAAGTTGTTGGTGTTGTAAACTTCTATGACACTACTGGTACGCTTGCTGATTTTACGTGGACTCCTAGTACATCAACACTTGAAGTTAAAAATATTACTGTTGATGGGGATCTAACAGTAACAGGTAATACAACCACTGTTAGCACAACAAACTTAGATATTACTGACGCCGTATTAACACTGAACAAAAATCAGGTCACTCCTTTGAATGACGTTGGTCTACTTTTCCAAAGATATGAAACTGCGGATGCTACAAACTATAACGTTGGTTTTTCTTGGGATGAAAGTGCGGATTCTTTGATCATAGGTAAAACGGCAGAAGACGGATCTGACAACAACCTAACATATACAGATACTTGGCTCACGATAACAGATGCTGGACATCTTGGTGTAAATGGCGCTGCCCCAGGCTCAAGTGCATTTAGAGTTTCTGGTACATCTACTTTTGACGGTGTTGTAAATGTTTTGACATCTACCACACAAATCAATCATCAATTTGAAGTTTCGGAAGCAATAGCCACCTATCGAAGTGACGCCGCTACTTGGAGACTATATCAACCTACGACAAACGCCGCACAGATTACTGCTGTTGATGGAGGCGCAGTTAGTCTGAGTCATGACGGTACAGTCATGCTAGCGACAACAGCAGATGGTGTTACGATTAATCAAGACTTAACTGTCACGCTCGATGCTAGTGTTCTTGCTACAACGACATCTACATCTTCAGCTACGGGCGCACTCACAGTAGCGGGCGGTGTCGGAGTTGCGGAAAACGTATACGCTGGTGGAGACATCGAAGTTACTGGAGAAGTTCGAGCGCTTTCTCGATTGGAAGTTGGTACTTCATCCGCAACGAATCTTGCTAATTTCCATAATGGCACTGACGCAAATGTCATCTTGCGAGTTACAGGCGCAGACGAATCTTCGGAGTACATCGGTTTAGGTGTCAACGGATCAGATGCTGTTCTTACAGCGGGACATGCAACGGGAGCAACAGTAACAAATCTTCTGATTCGCACAGCAAACGCAAGTGGTGTAGAGACAAATGCAATCACAGTTGCTGGCTCAGATCAATCAGTCGATGTTCTATCAACTACTGGATCTACAAGCACCTCGACAGGAGCATTGACAGTTGCTGGCGGTGCGGGTGTTGCTGAAAACTTGTATGTCGGTGGGAATCTTGAAGTCGGAACAGACATTACTGTTACTGGAAATCTTACCGTCAATGGAGATACGATCACACTCAATACGTCAAATCTTGATGTCGAAGATTCCATAATCACTCTGAACAAAGGTCAAGCAACTGCGGCAAGTGACACAGGTATTCTTCTTCAGAGATATTCTACAGCAACTGCGGCAAACTATAATGTTGGAATGTTCTGGGACGAAAGTGTCGATAAACTTATCTTCGGATCGACAACAGAAGATGGTGGAGGTACTACGCCAAAGACAGTTGCTTTCGAAACAGAATGGTTAAGACTTAATAATAACGGAACAGCGGAAGTTACTGGATCGATAAATGTTGGTGGAAATATACAGTCTCTCGCTGACACTGATTCTATAACAATCTTGGGTGGTCTAGGAACTGGTTCTAACATTGAACTTTATGGTGGAACGCATCCAACGCAAGCAAACAACATGTTCTTTGATGCTGATTTGCATACGTTTAGAAATGCAGATTCGACAAGCGGCACAGTCGTCGATATCAATGGAGTAGTCACTCCAAACTCAATCGCTATTACAGATGGTGGAGCAGAAGCAACCCCAACACTGTATTGGACAGGCGATACTAATACTGGTATTTTCCATCCGGCCGCTGACACTGTTTCAATATCTACTGGTGGATTATCGCAACTGAAAGTGACTAGCGCCGCAGTAGTTTTTGGTAATCAGCAAAGAACTTACATTGCTGGAAACGATGATGTATTAGTTTTAAGTCCGAGCAACAATTATTGGGTAAGAGTCTGTCAAATTAAAGAAGGTATTCATGACATTCGTATTGCCGCAAGAGGAAACTCTTCGTATCACGGAGCTAGAATTACAGCGATTCTTAATTTTGAAAGTACGCCCACTGGAAACAATCACGACGGTGTACATATTTCTAGATTTGAACGTGATTCTGGTTTCTCAGAACTTACCGGAGAAGTCTTTGCTGAATATGTCGGTAGTGAAACAGCAAATATTTGGGTTAAGATTGAAATTGGTGCTGTAGGATCAGATCAGACTTATGTCTTTGATGTTAGTGGTTTAACAGCAGCCTCAACCACTGGATTCTTAAATGTAAGCGCAACGACAACAGATCCTGTACTCACAGCGATTCCTCTTTGTGACTTTATGATTGCTGGACTCGGTACAACACAAACTGGAGCGATTCGAAAGTTCAGCGGGCGCTTAAACATCGGCGAGAATTTAGATAATGCTCCTTCGGTGCAAGGTGGCTTATTGAAACTAGCTAATGGAGGAAGTCAGACAGTACCAGCCGCATACGGCGGCATAGAATTCGTTACAGCGACAGCGGGAAATGGATACGGACATAGGATTGTTTCGTTTGATAATTTGAATGGAGATATTCCTCTTGTTATTCAGCGCAGGCTGGACTCTGCAGCCTGGACAAATCAAGTTACGTTTGAGGGACAAAATAATAATGTAGACTTTGCTGGTGGACTTAGTATCGGGGGCGATGTCTCGATTAGTAGCACTACAGCATCTACATCAAGCACTACTGGCGCACTTACTGTCGCTGGCGGTCTTGGAATGAGTGGAGATATTGTCTTTGCGAATGTCAATAACCGAGGAATTTATTTCGGAAACGAGGTTACCGGAACTAGCTATGGATATGTAAGACAAATTGCTGATGGTCAGCTTGGACTGGGAAGTGACGATCTTGTAGATTTTGTTGAAACTGACACTGGTACAACAATGGTTTCTTGGAGTCTCAATAACGGTACATATGATTTCCAAGGCACGATTTCAGCAACGACAAAATCTTTCGATATTGAGCATCCAACAAAAGAAGGAATGCGTCTACGATACGGCTCACTCGAAGGGCCCGAAAACGGAGTTTATGTTAGGGGTAGACTCAAGGGAAGTCGTGTTATCGAACTACCTGACTATTGGACAGGGCTTGTCCATGAGGACACTATCACGGTCAACTTAACTGCATGTGGACGATACAATGAAATGTGGGTAGATCGAATAGAAGATAATAAAGTCTACATTGAATCAACATACGAACTCGATTGTTTCTACACCATCTTTGGGGAGAGAAAAGATACAGAAAGATTTGATGTAGAATACGAGGGCTAAGTCAAATGGCTTTGACAGATAAGAACATTTTAATTACGCCCAATATAGGGTCGTCTTCGGACGATCCCAAAATTGAGTTTACCTCTGCGACTAGTACAGAGCTAAATACGGCCACGCTGTCCGTTGATCATATCAGTGCGACCAAGTCTCAACTCACGTTAGCTGCCGCTGATTTTTTACTCAACGGAAACAATTTAAAGTTGACGGGAACTGGCACTAACGGGCGAGTCGATTTCAACAACACTCTCGCAAGCTTCGATTGGCTTTTCTATCAGAATGATGACGGAAAACTGATCGCTACTGTATCGGGTACAGGTGGAGCGGAATTACAACTTACTAGCGATGGTGCTGATCACACAAACGCACAATTGGACGTTGGTGGAAACAGAGTACTTACAACAGCAGACGAAGGAACTCTTGATGCGGGTACATTAGACTCCTTAAACTCAACACAGTTTGTCCGAAGCGATGCTGACGATACTATGACAGGTATCCTAACGCTTACTAATTCCTCTGACAGACAGCTAATTCTAAACGGAAATGGAACTACTTACGCTGGTATACAATTTACTGATGTTGATGCTACAGATTATCTCTGGTACAGAGGATTAACCGGAACGTTTGCCATTGGTGGGGGCGGATCAAGCATAGTCGGTAAAAAGCTTCATATTGACGGCGGTACAACGATTGGTGCCGCTTCAGATGGAACTACACCTCCGACTGATGGATTATATATTCAAGGCGGATTGACTATCGCAGGTCTTGGTGCTGATGCTCAGACAACCGCTTTAATGATCAATGGATCAGATCAAGTAAGCACAAGAGCGCTAGGCACAAACGCATTTAGCTCAGATGACTACGTAGACTTTTATGATACTTATCTCGCCGCAGATGCATCATATCTCACTGGCTATGAAAACGACACAAGAGAATTCGTCATCTCAGGTGACGTGAACACTACAGGTAGCACAAACTTTCCAAGTCAGTTTGGTGTAACTTGGGGATTCAGGCCGATTAGTGGAGCAAATGGTAGTAACTGGGGCAGACACTTTGATCTATTTAAAACTAGCACGTCTTCTGTTCCTCTTTACGTAAGAGGTAGAAATAATTCTACTGGAGCACCTGGTGCTTGGCAAAGAATCTTCATGGATGACTATCATCCAAACGCAGATCAGTGGACAACATCAAGAACTCTTACTATAGGAAATACTGGAAAAGCAGTCAACGGTGGAGCAAATGTATCTTGGAGTTTAGCTGAAATCGGAGCGCTTCCGTTGTCGGGGGGATCTCTCAGCGGAAACTTAGAGATAGCTACTGGCTCTCCCGTACTGGAAGTGAATGACACCAATGCTACTACCCAGACAAATCAAATAGGTTATGTCAGTTTTCAGCGACAAGGCACAGAAACAGCTTGGGTTGGCCTTGGAAGCATTGGTAATGACATATTGACTCTAAGAAACACGGAAGGCGAGGTTAGATTATCTCCGACTGGAGGCATTGCCACAGTCGATGGAAATGAGATTCTAACGACAGCAAATTATAATACAACTACCGACACCCGTTACTATACTCAAGCTCAAGTTGACGAATTCCTTGACGATAGTTATGTCGATAACGTTACAGCAACTAATTTAGCTGTTGGGTGGTACACAATTGCAACTGTCAGCTCTGGTAGAGCGGGCGCTCGATTTGCTATTTGGGATATCAATAGTAGTGACCATCAGATGGTTGTGTTTTACGCCGCTCATCATTATGGTACCGATGCGTCTAACACTTTAACGTGCTTAATGAATTCCTACTTTGCGGGAAATCCATTTAGATATATTCGCATTAAAGAACTTGGTACATATGATGGAGCCGCAGTTCAAATTTATATTGATGATGGTTCTAATCAAGTTAGAGCCGCTATTGTTGGAGATAACGTCCAAACTCCTAGTTGGGTATTAAAAGACTGGATACCAGATGCTACGGACCCGGGTAATGTCTCAACCGCAAGTAATTCGACAAACGGAACAACATCCGCATGGGCGTCCTTCACTGAAGCGTCTAGATTGGACTTAAATCAAATAGCACAGGGCGGCATTTCAACAACTGGTCCGATATACGCTGATGGTGATACTGTACAGTATAGAGTTATTCATGAAGGTGCAAATTCTGTAAGTCCAACACTAACTGGAGATAATACACTAACGTTTGGCCCGAATAGTAATCCAGCGGCAAACACTTTAAGAATAGGGGGTAATAATGCGGGGCCGGCCGCAGACAGAGCATCGATAGCAATTTCCAGCGGAAACTTACACGTAGATTGTGTTGAGGGTGGATATGGAATTTATTTAAACTGGTATGCTAACACTACAAACGGAACATATTTTGGAGATGGTGCGGGTTCTGAAAAAGCTAGATTTGATGGTAATGGACAACTTTTTTTAACAGGAAACCAAAATAATGGAACTGGACACCGTATTACTTTTCAAGATGATGGTAGCCCCGGTTTAAGCGGAGGAATTGGCTTTACCGGATCTCTGGGTAATGGAGGAGGATATAACGCTTCCTTGCAATCAGCAGGAGAACTCCAATATTCTGCAGCGGGACATTTCTTTGCTGATACTTCTGTGGTTAATACCGGAGTACCTAATGCTTGGCATAGAATGAATGGGGACTTTACATGGGGAACAAATAGTGGTTCTAATGTCTTAACCCAAATGACTTTTGATACAAGTGCTGGAGACCTTACCGTTGCTGGTGACATGTATACCAGTGGATATAAAGTAGTCACCTCTCCAAATGGTCCTACTGGAGATTTTAATACACAAACAGTTACAACTTATGTTGGAGCGCTTAACGCAAATGCAAATACTCCGTTTGGAAATGCTTGGTATAATTTAGTAAATGTTCGTCATCGAGGCGGAGAGAGTGACGGAAATCAATACGGTGGACAATTAGCATGGGGAATGACGGGTTTTGATGGTAGACTTGCATTTCGTAGACACAATGCAAATACTTGGGGAAATTGGTACGAAGTTTATCACACAGGTAATTCAGGAATCTTTTTAAGATCGGATACTGACGATACTGCCGCAGGACAGATCACATTCCCGACTGCGATTGCAAATCGACCCGTACTAGGACAAGGATTTATATCAAGAGGCGATCAAGGTGATGGTGATCACGATATTCATGGCTTGAGCGAAAGATATTATCCTAGCAATGCTACAGCGGCTGATGCTTGGGGACTACAATGGTATGGAACTGGAAATCAGTATCGATTCAAAGGGGCCGGAAGCAATAAAGTCATCATCGACTTAAATGCTGAAACTACAACAAACTCTGCTACGGGTGGAATACTTGTTAGTGATTCTTATCGTCGAATTAGCGCTGGTCGTGGATTTTTAAACGGCAATTATCCTGATATAGAAAATGCAGGAACGACAAATACTACAGGTCCTATCTATTGCATTGGTAATAGTTGGTATCCCGGCACCACAACTCTTGGTAATTTTTATGGAGTTGGATATACGTATTCAAGCGCAACATTTTTACCATATGACACCGCTAGATGGGGCATGTATGTAGCGGCAGATGGTGATGCAAGAATATGGTTGCAGGCAACAAATGGAAACATTTTTGCAACAGGAAATATCACTGCATACGCATCAGACGGTCGCTTAAAAACTAATGTCAAAAAGATTGAAAACGCACTTGATAAAGTTTGTAAAATTCGTGGTGTAGAATATGATTGGGTAGATAATATCGAAACAGAATATGAATTCTCACCGACTGCGATGCATGAGGTTGGTGTTATCGCTCAAGAAGTACAAGAAGTTCTTCCCGAGGTTGTGACTACTGCTCCATTCAATGGCATCTACTCTCAGAAAACTGGATGGTCTAAGATTCAGCGACAAATGGAAGAAGAGCTTGGCCGTGAAGTTACAAAAGAAGAAGCAAAGAATAAGTTTGAAGAATTACCTATTGAAGAACGAGAAGCAATGCAAGAAGATTATAACTTCTTGACTGTTGACTATGAGAGAATTACTCCGCTTCTTATCGAGGCTATAAAAGAGCAACAAGAGCTAATAAATAATATGCAACAACGTATTGATGCTCTCGAAAAAGATCGCAAGGAATCCTAATGGCCTGGGAAGATAAAAACATACTGATTACTCCCAATGTAGGATCAAATTCTAACGATCCTAAGATTGAATTTACGGGCGCTAACGCAACAGCAAACAGTGTTGTTACTCTCACAACTAGTTTTGATGGAACTAATACGTCTCTAGCAATAACGGGCGGTCAGCTTACAACTGACACTTATATGTCAGTTGATGGACTCATATTAGGTCGTGGTGGCCCGAGTACCACATCATCCACAAACACTGCATTTGGACTGAATGCAAATGCTGTTAGTACGTCTTCAAATAACACTGCGATAGGTCGTAATGCAAATACTGCGAACGTACAAGGATTTGAAAATACAGTTGTTGGTGCTCAGGCATTATCTACTGCGACTAATGTAGATCGAAACACAGCGATTGGATATCTTACGCTAAACGCTGTGACCACCGATGCTAATACAGCGCTTGGCTGGTCTGCATCAAGATATCAAACGACAGGCGCTCAAAACACCGCAATAGGATACTCTGCGCTCGAACTGAACGAGACGGGTAACTATAACGTCATGGTCGGCTATCGTGCAATGGATCAAAACGTTGATGGAGATGAAAACGTTGGTGTTGGACACAGTGCTTTCGGATTTTTAGCATCAGGAGACAAAAACACTGCGCTAGGTCACGGCACTGGATCTACACTTACATCAGGATCAAACAACTTATTATTGGGATGGAATGCTGAGCCTACTTCTGCGACATCATCAAATGAAATTGTAATTGGAAATACTCAACATACAAGTTTCGATATACCCGGCGTTGGATTCAGTATTTCTTCAACCGAAGATGTAACAGTGGGTGGTGCGCTTGTTACAGGCGGCGCAATTGGCGTAGGCACCTCAAATCCTAGTACACAGCTACAAGTTATTGATGATAGCACTAGAGTTCTTGGAGATGAACATCAACTAACACATTCCGCATTGGATTTATTTGTCAACTGGGAATCTGATACAGTAGGAAAGGGGCCTTTGCTGACATTCAGCGATAACTACTTTGACGGTAACGGTGCGCAAAGAACTACAAGAGCAGGCATTAAAGGCGTTACTGAAGCTACAGGTAATACTGCTGTAGGATCTTTAGTTTTTTACACTAACGATAGTCCTGCTGATAGTCTTTTTGAGAGAATGATTATCACCTCTACGGGAAAAGTTGGCATAGGTACTAACAATCCGGACGGGTTGTTGCATATATCTGGAGGCACTGGAAGCTCACTTCTTATTATTGAAGCAGACACGGATGATGTAGGCGAAGCTGATCACCCAGGCATTTGGTTTAAGCAAGATGGAGACATTACAGAATCAGCGATTCGCTTAGGAGATAATCAACTTCAAATTATAAGCAATGTCGGCACTGGCGGGGGGATTGAGTTTTACACAGGAACGACAAGTAACTCTGGAACTACAGATCCTGTTACTGGCGCAACAAAAAGACTTGAAATTTCTTCGGGGGGTGACATATTTCACTATTCAGGCGAAAGTGATGCTATTCTTAGGACGGGTAGAGATGCGGGACAGCACTTCGAACTTTATACTACAGATAATACCGGATATATTAGATATCGTCAAGACGAAGTTTCGCCAGGTACGAACGACCATACAGTGCGCTTCGAGATTCTATCATCTAGCGACGGTGCAAACGAATTTACGTTCAATCGCCCAGTTAGAGTTACAGGCACTGTTTTCGCAGATCAATTTGAAGATAACGGATTTCCGCTATCTCGTGAATCGCAGAAAACATATACTACTGCAACATTTGGAGTATCGGGTAGTTGGTATACATTATTTGAAGTTACTGAAAGCAATGCCCCCGTTTATGTTAGACTGAAAAACGCCGCTCACTCTACATCTACGTTTGTTGTAACTGTGGGATATGGACCATCAAACACCGCATATATTCACAATCTTGCAAGCACATGGACGCAAAACGGTGCCTGGCCAGGTGCAGCTGCAGCACGAGTAGTTCGAGACGATACTAGCGGACTCATGTATGTTCAGATTAAATTAACTTATAGTTCTATATCAGCATTTACTTTATACTGTAGTGCTTGGGGAGCTGCATCGAATCAACAGCCGCCTACATTTGAATCTGCTTTAGCACCCTATACTGCTTCCAACACACTTCTTGCTGAAGTACAATTGGACAACAGTGTTGCAACCTCGTCCGCAAGCACAAGTGGCAGCTATCGAGTTGGCGGAAAACTGGAAGTAAATAGTGGTCAGATATCTCAGTTTGGATCCTTCACAATACCGAACGGACAAGCATACTTATCAACAGATGATTATGGAACAAATCAGGGAGATAATCGCACACACTTCGGATATTATGACAGCACTGCTGGAACGTATCTAAACTATATTCGGGGTGATGCTACTCTTTTTAGTACGCAAGCTGTCACAGTTCAAGGTCTAATTGACGCTGGAGATGAAGATACTGTAACAGGATCTAGGATTCTTGCTGGACGATATAATTCAGACACTATCGCTACTTGGGGAGGACAAAGATCGTCCGGTGGTCCCGTTATGGGATATGGAGTCTGGCCTGCTACAACAGGTGGGGGAGGAGACTGGGTTAGTTCTAGCGGAGTAGCACTCGAAAGAAGTGCTTTTGTGCTTAATGGCGACATTTTCCAATGGTATCAGGGAACTGGTAATCCTGTAATTGCAGAATCTGATCCAGTAAGTATGAGTGTCAAAATGTCACTAAGTTCTACGGATCTTACGCTGACAGACGCTGGGATAACAGCGACCGGTGGATCACATACATTTGGTGGAAACGTCACAGGTGCAGTACTAAGACTTAAAGCAACAGATACGGCAGGTGCACCAGCGTCTACAACAATCTTTGAAATGACTGGATATGAAGGACGTGGAATAGGGACGAAATATCTTGATACTTTATTTCCTGGCGAAGAGTGGTTCTCTGGAATTATCTACAATAACAACTTCAATGGTTGGGCTGTTGGATATGATGAAGTTGGGGGCCAATCTGAATATATAGCAAACTCAAAGTTATTTGTTAGCGACACTGGATTTGTAAGTGTTCCAGAAGTATTAGCGATTGGTACAACGGGAACAGTTGTCAGTGATTCTTCTCAGCTTTATATTAAGAAAAGAGATGAAAATACAAATCTTCAGCGCTGGGGTGAAGGTGATGTAAACGATCAAAATAGCTATCGCTTCCGAGTCGATCAAGACTTTAAGTTTATTGCAAATAGTGGTAGTGGTGATAATGTTATTATTGACTCTTCCGATGGTGAAGTTACAGCAAGTAGATTAGTGCTAACAAGCACTGCTGATGCGGCTTTGGCCAGCACTACTCACGCTTTGCAGATTGGTCCAAGCAATAGCGCTAACATTATCATGGACTCTAATGAAATCATGGCTAGAACTAATGGCGCTAACGCATCGCTAAATTTCCAAGCAGACGGGGGTGATGTATACTTTAGAAATAATCAGACAGGTACAACTGGTCTGTACATGAGTGCAAGTCTGTTTTTGGATCAGAGCAGAAATGCATACCTTAATACAGTAGATTGTACGTCATTGAGAATCGGAGGAGTGGATGCTCCTCAGAGAACTCGACAAAATATTAATCTAGCGGGACTTAGCCAATCTAATTTTTATCCTGTTGTGATATCTCAGTCCACAGGTGGTGCTTACGACAACACATATGAATTTACTATGTCTCAAAGCTCTCAGTCTGGCAGTGATCCTTATAACAACAATATGGTTGTAGGATGGGCACGTCCACAGGGATATTCAGACATGCAGTTTGGATATCGTTTTGAATATAATGTGTATGATTCTACCGAGAAAACGATTCTCGGAATATACAGAACAACAGGAAACCAAAGATTTATAATCGTTTATTTGCGTGGTGGAGAAAACTATTTCTTCCATACAGAGTCAGTAGTCACAGCATATACTACTGGATTTAATCCTTCTCCAATTTCCGATCAATCTTCGGCAATGATCAAAAATTCTAGCGGAGCAGATATAGGTGGTCAGACTGGCACCTCAACCAGAATTTCATTACTTGCGGATTTATTTAATGATGGTGTTGGGTTGTATACTAATTTCAGTACACATCAACAAGACATAAATTTAGCTTCGGGTCATGTGTTAACTAGAGGCTCGCATGACTCTGGACATCTTGAAGGATCATATAATAATATTGGGGAAAACTCCGCACGTTCAAATCCAATTTATACAATTGGTAGCAATTATAATCCATCTTCAGACACACTAACTTTATCTAACATGTATGGGATCGGATATACGAATACAAATGCTTCATTCATAGGCTTTGCGGACGCTGATGGCTGGGGTCTATATGCAGCGGCTGATGGCAATGCAAGGATATTCCTCAATGCTACTACGGGTAGTGTATGTGCAACGGGAAATGTTTTAGCGTATGCGTCTGATGCAAGACTCAAAACAAATATCCAAAATATACTTAATCCAATTGATAAAGTCAAGAAGATTCGTGGTGTTGAATATGATTGGATAGATGATATCACTTCTGAGTACGACTTCCATCCTACAAAGCCTCATGAAGTGGGTGTTCTCGCACAAGAGATTCAAGAAGTCTTACCTGAGGCTGTATCGATTGCTCCGTTTAACGGAAACTATACGCAAAAGTCTGGAACTGATCACGAGTTTCTTACTGTTGACTATGAGCGAATTGTTCCTTTGCTAATCGAAGCAATCAAAGAGCAACAGCAGGTTATAGAAGATCAGCAAGAGACAATAAATAATATAAATGATAAACTCGATTTTTTAATGTCTGCGATTTACAAGTAAAGGACTCACATGGCCTGGGAAGATAAAAACATTTTAATTACGCCCAATGTGGGATCTACAAGTAATGTTCCTAAAATTGAGTTTACTGGAGCAACTAGTACTGAAGCGGACACGATTACACTCAATACTAATATTGTAGCTGGAGTTGCGAATCTAACGATCTCCGGTTCAAACGGTGATATCATTCGACTTGACAACAATGCTAATCGAGTGACAATTGATGAACTTAGAGTAGGTAACTTCAGCGGAACATTTCCTTCGACCTCTACAGGAACTGTGTTGAGAGGTGTAGTTGCTGAACATGCAATGGAAAATCAGGGATTTATCGATCCCGCTAGTTACAACGTCTTAGCAGGCGCTGATAAAAAATATACAGTTACGACTACAATCAATGGGCTAACTGTTTCTAATTCTGGCAGTCAATTCCTTGGTGATTCTAATCCTTCTCAATATACGCTTGCGACATCTACAACTCCACTTGTTATAGAAATCACTGATGTTAACGCTACAACATATTCCGCTATTGTAGGAATTACTTTTGGATCAGGATCATTTCGTGCTAGAGACGTAAAAATAGAAACGTTTCGAAACGGCGCATGGCAAACTGAGTGTGACATTACAAACGGAACTGAAAACACCATTGTACGTCCAGTTGCGGGAAACAATGCGAATGGTGTTACAGCGGTTCGATACACACTTAAAAATCCGAACAACGTCAGTGGCGCTGTAAGAATCAATAATCTTTTCTTAGTCGCATATAATACAAATCGACTAAACTATGGATATGATTGGAATAGGTTTGGCCCAACGACAGCATACAGCACTGTCAATATGACAGATACGACAGCATCAACAAGTACAACAACTGGATCAATGACTCTCGCTGGAGGACTTGGTGTCGCTGGAGCGATTCACTCTGGTAGTCTCACTGCATCATCCATCGACTCTCCAGATATTAATTCTAGCAGTACAATTTCTGTGGTAACTGTTTCGCCAGATACAACAAATTCGTTATTTGTAGGAAACGCCAATGATCAGTTTGCAGATCTTCTATTAACTGATGACGGAGGCTCAATTGTTGTCAGAAACAATCGTGGGGATTTTCAGTTATACGTTGATGGAGATGCAAATAGCACCTCAACAGCAAATTCGGCATTAGCTCTAACTATAAGTGGCACATCTTTAGCCGCAACTTTTGAGGGAACTGTTTCCACACAACTAGTTTCAAATGGCACATATGATTTCTTAGAGTTTGATGACGATACAACAAACTATATCGACGGATCAAATAAGACAGTACTTTCTAGTATCTCTGATATTGTTTTACACTCAAATGCAAATGCTGGAGGTGGGGGAAAATTCAAGTTTGCAACTGGAGAGATTGGTGCATTAACATATCCAATGATAATTCAGCCATCAGGTGCTATGTCGCTACTTGGTACAGCAACTGTTGAAGGACTTCAGGCGAACGGAATAAGCACCTTTAGTCCAGATAGCACTTATGTATTATTCGAAAAGCCAACTGGAGCAGGCTTTCAAACTGTTGCAGGATTCGGGTCGGGAAGTACGGGCACGCTTTTCTTAACTACTCAAAATGCTCATATTTCTTCCAATGTCTATTATAATAATGGTTGGACTAGTACAGCAACATATGGATCTGCAATTGATCTTGAGTATAGTAATGGAGGAATGCGTCTTTTTGGATTTACGGGACAATCTGCTAATACGGATGTATCTGGTGCGTTTACAAGCTTTATAACATGTGAAAATAATGGTGATGTTGCAATTGCTAGAAAACTATCCTCAAAAAATGCTACTGTTATTACTCTCGCTGATGGAGATGCTGGTCTAGCGATTGATCGAGCATCCGCTACAGGTCGATCTCAAATTGCATTTAGAGATGAAGGATCAATTAACCTTTGGAGATTTGGATTAACTGGGCCGGGCAGTACTTCGTTTGCTTTCTTCGATGGTGTCCAGAATGCCTTGGAGCTTTCTTATCAAACGAATGCTGCCACATTTTCTGGACGAGTAAATGCGGAAAGCTTAGAACTAGAATCTTCAGCAGCTCCTTATATTTACTTTGGAGAGCTTGATCAAGATCCGGATGTTTGGTGGAGACAAGTTCTCGATGCTGGAAACTTACGATTTGATATTTCTACAAGTGGATTAAATTCATTTACAACATATCAAGAAGTTCTTCGAATGAAGAGCAACGGGAACGTCGGCATTGGAGAAGTCGATCCTGCATTTAAACTTCATGTGCGCAATAATGGCGCTGGTGACGGTACTTTCACGGGTGGCGTTTTGATAGAAAATGATAATGCGACAGCAGGAGAACCTGCTCTTGCCATTAGAAATACAAGCCTCGGATCTGAGTATTGGTTTGTTGGATTAAATCAAGACGATGAATTATCCTTTAGCTACGGTGAAACATTTGTTGACGATAATAGTCGAATGAATCTATTACCAACAGGAAATGTGGGTATAGGCGAGAGAGTACCATTAGCTAAACTTCATGTGAAAGATGAAACTGATCTCAGCATGAACGTCAATGGTACTGGACAAGCTACAATACAAGGCAATGGATATAGATTAGGATTTGCTCTAGATGCTGAAGCGGCTCATATCTATCATAACAGCAATGTTAGGGATCTAATTTTAGGTACTAACGAATTAGGCCACATAAGAATTAAGGGAAGTAATGGTAATACTGGAATAGGTCGTGGAAACATCTTAGTTGAACCTGATTCGCAATTTCATGTATTTGACATTGGGAACTCTGGTGTTTCTGACGTACTGACGATAGAGACATATAGGGGTGATGTTGGCGCATCGGTTGCTGGTAGTGCAATTGTATTTAAGAATAGTGACACTAACTCAGCGGGTCAATCTAGAATTAAAGTGGGAAGTGAAAACTCTACTAATACATTGGGATTAAATGAGGAATGTTCACAAAGCTTTATCTTTGAAGTGGGTAGACAAACTTCTGCAGCAAACACAACGTCTATATCAGTAGATAGTGATAACATTGTTACTGTTAGTCATGGGACTGCATCGTTTACAGTTGGACAAAAGATTGCTATAATCGGTGGTGCGTTCGCTAGTAGCTACACTGTCATTTCTGTTCCATCAAATACGCAGTTTTTAGCTAGACCAACGAACACAAATGTAGTAGGAACTACAACTGATACAACAGCAAGGCTCATACAAACTACAGTCCAATCGGATGCTATGACGATTCGGGCTGATGGAAATGTTGGCATTGGAACCACGAGTCCCGATCACCTATTGCATCTGTATAAAACCAACACTTCTAATACGAATCCCCATATTTTAATTGACGGGCCAAGCAACACTGAGAGAGCAATTATCTTTGCTGATGACGCTTCAGATAAGTGGTGGATGGGCCGAGATAATACGGGAACAGTCGCTAGTGGATTTGGCTGGTATAATCATACGCTCGGTAAATTCGCCGCATACTTTGAGGATGCTGGTGATTTTACAGTTGACGAAAACATCCGGATTACTTCAGGTCATGATATAATATATGCTGACAATAGTACTCCTGCACTAAGAACAAGGGCAACTGCTGTTGGTGTAAATGATACTACCTATACGACAGTGTTTACATGTGACGGAAATGGATATGGTTCAGCATTGCAAGTTAATTTTTCCGGAACGTCTAATAATGTTGTGGTAGCAGTTACTGCTTACATTATAGTAAATCATTCGCAAGATATTTTTATTCGAACTGATTCTGGATTCTATACTCCACTTGCTATTAGAATTACTAGCGATAATAATGACAATTTTGCACTAGAGATTAAGCACGGTCAAGCTACATCATCTAGTACTAATATCGCCGTTGAAGTCCATCCGCAAGGAAATGAAGCAATTACGTTTACAGGATCACATAGCTTCGTTGGAAACTCTTTAGAGCATATTACAGAATACGGTACAAAGCAATCTGGAAGCGGAGGCGGAAACGCCACTTTCAAGACTGATGGACAGCTAATTTCGGGAACTTCGATAGTCAGCGGAACTACGGTCAGCGCTACAAAAAATTACACTTATGGTGGAGCAAACTATCATTATATTTTGGAAGAAAACAGCGGAAACTCTTTTATAGGAAATGTAAATGGCTCTTTAGTTGCTAGCTCTGGCGGATACTACTATGGCGCAGAGTTAAGACAAATGAATCCGAGCGCCACGGCCTATAGCGCAATGAATCTAAGAGAAACTGGTGAAATTAGATTTGAGCAGATCACTGGCGCTACTGGTGGTACTCAGGTCACCACAGCAGTTCCCTTTCGAATTGATGCTACTGGAAATGCAATTTTCACAGGAACAATATCAGCGAACAGTTTGTCTCTACCCTCCAATGGTAGGGTCACCGCTGAAGTCTACGATAACTCGACTGGACAGGAAGTAATAATAACTGGCGGTGAATCATACACCGCTATTACAAACGGCTCTGGTGGTTCCTTGACTGGTGAGATTGTTTACGTTGTAGCGGAAGGTGGATTGCAAGTAATTAGTCATCCTAATAACTGGAATGACGGTGCTAGTAATTTTTACACTGCTACCGCTTGGTCTCAAAGAAACACGGCAACTATTAACGATGCGGCAGGAAACTCTTCTTTCCCAGGCAGTATCACGGCTAGTGGCAACGTAAGCGCATTCTCAGATGTTCGTTTGAAAACGGACATTGAAACACTTGACGGATCGAAAGTTTATGATATGCGTGGTGTATCATTCATCAAAGATGGACAATCCGGCTCTGGTGTTATCGCACAAGAACTTGAAGAAGTTGCTCCAGAGTTAGTACAAGATGGAGAATATAAAAGTGTATCATATGGTAACTTAGTTGGATATTTGATTGAAGCAGTGAAGGATCAAAAGAAAGAAATTGACGAACTGAAAGCAATGGTTAAGCACCTATTGGAGAAACAGTAATGGGACTTGCTACAAGCGGCACAATCACTTTGGATCAAATTGCAAGTGAGCATGATCCGTCTTATCCATCCAGACCAGATAGTGTTGATGAGTTTAGATATGCTATAGGATATGGCGATGACTCTCCTCAGATCGGAAACGGTGTACCCGGGTTTGATAACTTTTACGGCTCATGCCGTAGGTATATGACGTATCAAAATGGATTGACTGACACCACAAATCCAAAAGTGATAGTGAGAACTACTGGTACTCAAGCTTCGATGCGATTTAGGATTAGTGGCTCATTCGTAGGAGGTGATAATAGTGCATGGAGAATGCGAATGGAGTATCAAAGAGGATCAACTACTGCGTCAATTATAGAAAGTACGTTAGGAAATACTACTCTTTCTACAACTTGGCTGCAGGCGGGGCAATGCGATATTCGAAATGCATTTCCTTTTCCACAAGTTCCATTTAGTCTAAGTACACTACGAGCAAACTGGACTACGATTAGCTCCTCTGGCGTGCAGACGTTTTTTGAACAAAACAATGGGACGTGGACATATAGTGCTTCAAGCGGAGTATCCCAAGCGGTCGCTCAGAATGAAACTTTAGGTAAAACTTTTACAATTGCAAACTCCGGCCAGGGGGCGGGCACTAGACTTATTGGTCTTAAATTGTTCGTCAATGATGTTACTATGATAGGACAGGCAAACATTCAATTAGAAATAGGACAGTAAACTATGGGATATCAAGAAACAATAATTACATCAAGCAGTTCTAGTGCATTCAACCATAATAAGATTATCAAAATATGTTACCCTTAACTGGATCAATTGACTTAAATGAAATACACGTTGAAGCAGGCGGGGTAACCGGAACGACTGCAAGTTTAAATGATGCTGACATTCGAGCGTTGATTACTTCTACTGCGAACACAGAAGTTTCATTTGATGACTTTTATGGTGCTAGCTTTTCTAAGTCTGTCCAATTTGATATAGAGGGAGCTAGAGGCGGAGCAGGAGATTTAAATACTCAGTGGGGAAACGGGGGCAAAACATTATTAACATACGATCTTTCTGCATCAGGCTCTTTTAATTTGTATGCAGGAGGACGTGGAGAAGACGGAAATGCAGCAGCCGAAGCAGGCGGTGGCGGAGCAGGATCATACGTTACTATGCTCGGAAGTAGTTTTGCTGTTACTATAGGTGTCGCAGGGGGCGGAGGCGGTGCTGGCTATGCTGATCTTGGTACAGCAAATAGAGGAAGAGGTGGATTTGGTGCTGGATACAGTGGAATCTGGACTGCATATACTTCATATCCTTACTACTTGAGTCCCGGCTTAAATGGATTTTCGGATGACGGCACACCGGATAATTTCGGACCTCTGGGTGGCACTACAGCGGAGGCTAAAGGTGGCGAAGGAGGAGGACAGCAATCTACTAGAACGGATGGAGGACGTGGAGGAACTGGTCGATATGCTGGAAACGCTGGCACAAGTGCTGTATCTTCTCAAGGAGGACTTGTTTCTAACGCTGGCGGAAGAGGTGGAGAAAGCTCTGCTGGCAATACTAACACATTTGGCGGATCATCGGGCGGTACTCAATATAACGGCGGGATTGGAGGAAATGCTATTGACGCTAGCGACTCCGGAGGCGGTGGAGGCGGTGGAGGAGCCCCATCCGGCGGAGGCGGAGCGGGTGGAGCATACGGCGCTGGCGGTGGCGGTGGCGGTTCTGCCAGATACGATGGAACAGGATTGAACTCAATTCCACAAATAACCCCGACTGCATTCACTGGAACAAATGGTGCAAGAGGTGCCGCAGGAAGAATTAGAGTATATGTAGACGGTGTTTTAGATACTACATTGAGCGCCAGTGGAATTACCGGGGCAAGTCAGGCGTTAACGATAACGGTTTAGTACAAAGGATATTACAATAATGGAGTACACATACAAATTTGAAAAAATTCGCCCTAAAGATCTTTTTGTTCAGATAAGATATTCTGCTGAAGGGCATCCCGATCAATTAAAAAACTTTGTTGCAAGTTCAATGGAAAAAGAAGCGCTAAAAGAAATGGCGGAACGATATGCGACAAAGATTGTGGCCAACTGGAATGATATAAGTGCGGCTCCCGATGCGGTTGATTTTGAAGGAGAAGAAATAACAACTACGCACACACATGCGCTTCCACAAAGCATTGTATCTGATGATTATCCTTCTTACGATATTTTTACAGAAAGAGTCGAGGAAAGTATTGTAGAAACACCTACAGAAATCAGAACAACTTATAGTGTAGTTCCCTTAACCGAAGAAGAAATACCCGTTGTAGAAGAAAGATTAACGTATCTTATACGTAGGGATAGAAATAATAGACTGACTGAAACTGATTATATGATGCTTTCAGATACCCCGTCTCCAACTCAGGCCTGGCTAGACTATCGTCAAGCTCTTAGAGATATCACAGAACAGGCAGGATTTCCTCAAAATTTTACTTGGCCTGAAAAACCTGAATAGTAATATAGGTACTTATAAATAACAATATATAAATTTAGTCTTTAGAGGCGAAAATGGCGCAACCAACTACAAGAGAAGATTTTAAAGAATGGTGTCTCAGAAAGCTGGGAAAGCCTGTTATTGAGGTCAATGTTGATCAAGATCAAGTCGATGATCGTGTGGACGAAGCAATCGCATACTGGAATGACTATCATTTCGATGGTGTAGAAAAGACGTATCTCAAGCATCAGATTACTCAAACAGATATTGATAACGAGTATATTACGATTCCAGAAGAAGTAATCGGCGTTGTCAACATCTTTCCGCTTAGCACTAGCTTGACAGCAAGTACTGGCATGTTCAACGTTCAGTATCAGTTTGTGCTGAACAACATTCACGATATCGTCAACTACAATCTGACAAACTATTATATGACGATGCATCACTTGCAGTTCATGGAAGAGCTATTAGTGGGCGCACAACCAATTCGCTATAATCGTCATGTAAATAAGCTGTACATTGATGCTAATTGGGAAAAACTTAATATTGATGAGTATGTAATTGTTGAAGCATATAAAGTATTAGATCCTTTAGTGTATGCTGATATGTGGAAAGATCGTTGGCTTCAAAACTATGCAACAGCAAAGATCAAATATCAGTGGGGGACCAATCTAACTAAGTTTACCGGAATGCAACTACCTGGCGGGGTTCAATTCAACGGAGAGCAAATACTTAACGATGCACGAGAAGAGCTACAGAGACTTGAAGAAGAAATGATAGTCTCTTACTCTATTCCTGTGCATGATCTTATTGGATAAGAGTCGTGGCAAAGAACTTTTACTTTGAAAACTATTCGAATTCTGGAGAGCAAGCCTTAATTGAGGACTTGGTAATCGAGTCTATTCGTATATATGGAATCGACACATGGTACATTAGTCGCTCCAGCACGAACCGTGACCCAATACTTAACGAAGATGACTTGCCAATCTACGATGAAGCGTATTCAGTGGAAATGTATGTCAAGAACATTGACGGATTCGAAGGAGAAGGAGACTTCCTGTCTAAGTTTGGACTTCAAATTCGAGATTCGATGACAATGACTGTATCGATTCGACAGTACGAGCAAGAAGTCGCTCGATACAATAATACGGCTCGACCAAGAGAAGGAGATTTGCTTTACTTTCCTCTGAATAACAAGATCTTCAAGATTATGCATGTTGAACACGAATCAATCTTTTATCAGCTTGGCGATCTTCAGACATATGATCTACGTTGTGAGCTATTTGAATACTCGAATGAAAGATTTGACACTGGAATTGAAGAGGTTGATACTAAGTTCGATGCATACGATACCACATCCGCAACAACATTGCAAGAGTTGGAAGAAATCGATCCTATTGCAGACAATCAGTCTATCGAAACAATTGGCGACAATATTGTTGACTTTACAGCAACAAATCCATTTGGTGAGGATGACTTCTAATGTTTGGTAATAGATTTTACAACGAAACAACTCGAAGATACGTTGCTGTATTTGGTACTCTTTTCAATGATATGCAAATCACACGTAAAAATACGTCCAATGATACTGTACAGTCGATGCTGATTCCTATCAATTATGCACCTATTCAAAAGATTTTGTCGAGACTTGATCAAGATCCTACGTTTGATGCGCCTGCTATGACGCTTCCTCGTATGTCTTTTGAAATTACTGGAATGACATATAATCCAGAAAGAAAGTTGACAAGTCTTACTCGACAAACAAAAGTAGATGTCGATCCTAATTTTTTAAACAAACTTTATGCTCCAGCACCATACGATATTGAGTTTCAGCTAAATATCATGGCTAAGTATAATGAAGACGGAACGAAGATTCTGGAGCAGATTCTTCCTTTCTTTAAACCCGATGTTACAGTGTCCGTGAGGCTAATTGATAACTTTGACTTTTATCTTGATATACCTGTTATTTTAAACAGTGTGAGTTTTGAAGATGCATATGAAGCGGACTTCTTAACACGAAGAACTTTAATATGGACTCTTAATTTCACACTCAAAGGCTACTATTTTGGCCCCGTACAGAATAAGAAGATTATCAAATTTGTTGAGTCAAATCTCTACGATGATCTTCAAGATACAGTACGAGATTCAGCGCTTACAACACAGCCCGGTTTGACAGCAGGCGGCGTTGGAACTACGGACATCGCTGAAACTATTCCTTTCTCAGACATTAGTGTCGATGACGATTGGAAGTTTATTGTGCAGAGTGTGGAATGATGATTTATGACTACAGACAAAATAAGTGAATCTCTAGGACTTGATCCAATCGAAGGTGAACTCATCGAATCTCCAACGAAGGATATCGTTAAGGCTCCTTCTGAAGCGGAGAAAGACTTCGAGTATGCGAGAGATAACTTTTACAATATCATAGAAACTGGGACAGAAGCGCTTCAGCAAATGCTAGACGTAGCAAAAGCGTCTGAGCATCCTAGAGCATATGAAGTTGTCTCTACGCTAATGAAAACCCTTGTTGATGCAAACAAAGATCTTGTGTCGATGGGAGATAAGACTCGTAAAGAAGAAGCAAAACAAGAGAAGGCTGTGACAAACAACAATCTGTTTGTCGGAAGCACTGCTGATCTTCAAAAACTGATAAAGAACATGAAAGACGAAGATGCTGAAGACTGATAAGGGTTACTTAGGTAATACAAATCTAAAGGGAAAGAATGCTAGTATAGAATTCTCCCAAGATATGATTTCAGAGTATGTTAAATGCTCCAGAGATCCTATCTATTTCGTCGAAAAATATATCCAGATTGTTCATGTAGATCATGGATTGATTCCAATTGTATTATATGACTATCAGAAAGAGATTATAACGTCTATCACTGAAAATCGCCGTGTGGCGGTTAACACGAGCCGTCAGGCGGGTAAAACGACTACTGCAGTCGCTATTATTCTTTGGTACATTCTTTTCAATGACTATAAAACTGTCGCACTTCTTGCAAACAAAGGAGATGCGGCTAGAGAGATCTTGGCTCGAATTAAGATTGCATATGAAGCACTTCCAAAGTGGCTTCAACAAGGTGTTATTGAATGGAACAAAGGATCTGTAGAGTTTGAGAATGGATGCAAGATTCTTGCTGGATCAACATCATCGAGCGCAATTCGAGGTAAGTCAGTTTCTTTTTTGTACATTGATGAGACAGCGTTTGTCGAAGGATGGGATGAATTCTTTAGTTCAGTTTATCCTACTATTTCGTCTGGTAACACGACAAAAATACTTCTTACTTCTACTCCCAATGGCCTGAATCATTTCTATAAAACTTGCAATGGTGCAATTGAAAACATTAACGGATATATATACGTAGAAGTCCCTTGGTATAATGTACCCGGTCGAGATGAAGAGTGGAAGACAGAAACTCTTCAAGGAATGGATTTTGACAAAGAAAAGTTTGCGCAAGAATATGAGTGTCAATTCTTAGGGAGTTCTGGTACTCTGATTGAAGGATCAAAGCTCAAACAGCTTGTATATAAGAGTCCAATTATGGAGGGAAATGGACTTTCAATATACAAAGAAGCTATAGAAGATCATGTTTATGTTTGCATCGCAGATGTTTCCAGAGGAAAAGGACTCGACTATTCCGCTTTCCAAGTAATTGATGTGACTTCTATGCCTTATGAGCAAGTTTGTACGTTTAGAGATAACACAGTCACTCCCATTAACTACGCTGAAATATTATATCGAGCATCAAGGCGATATCGAGATGCATATGTTTTAGTGGAAGTAAATGATATTGGTGGACAAGTAGCAGATCTATTACACTATGAGTTTGAAGTAGAATCCTTAATGTATACGGAAACTGCTGGAAGGGCAGGAAAGCGGATAAGCAGTGGATTTGGCGGGGCCGTTGAGCGGGGTATTCGTACTACAAAATCGGTGAAAACAATTGGATGTAATATGCTGAAACTTCTCATTGAGCAGGATCAGTTAGTAATAAATGATTTTGAATCTATTAGGGAGCTTTCAACTTTTTCTAGACGCCGCTCTTCTTATGAGGCTGAAGCGGGATGTCATGACGACCTTGTAATGTGTTTGGTTTTGTTCGGTTGGTTGACTGATCAAATGTTCTTTAAAGAGATCACAAATATAAATACAATGAACATGCTCAAAGAAAGAAACGAAGAAGAGTTGATGGAATCGTTATTGCCCATCGGCTTCAATTCCTACGATGACGACCATGACGACGATCAATCATTTAAGACATGGTTTAAGTACTAAGTAGCGAAAATTATAAATATATGATAAGGTAATTCGCAATTTCAACAAGGAGAAATGAGACATGGCATTTCAAGTAAGTCCCGGTGTCAATGTTAGCGAAATCGACTTAACGTCCGTTGTCCCAGCGGTAGCGGTCTCTGTCGGTGCTATCGCTGGCGTTTTTCGATGGGGCCCTGTGAACGAAAGGGTTCTGATTTCAAATGAGAAGCAACTGGTTAGCACTTTTGGTGAACCCACTTCTTATTTCAAAGATTCACAATATACGAGTCAGTGGCGTAACTACGAAACGTTTTTCACTGCATCAAACTTCCTCAACTACTCAAATGCTTTGTACGTAGTTCGTACAACTGGCGGTGATCGTGTTCAGGTTGCTACGATGGATTTTGCTGTTGCAGATTCATCTATTTCTGCAACAGGTGCCGATTTCGATACTAAGCTACAAGTAGGAGATGAGATTGAAGTATCTGGCTCTACTAGCAACGATGGTTACTACAGAGTAACTTCAATTCCTAGCTCAACTAAAATCATCGTAGAAGGCGTAACTTCTAATTACGCAATTGCTCAAGATCTCGCAGACGCAGGTACATTTGCTGAAGGTCCTGTAGTTGACAGTGCCGCTCGTGCCGCATTTTCAACTAATTTCCAAGCAAAGTATCAAGGTCGTCTTGGTAATAGTCTTGCTGTTTCTTACTGCTCAACTCAAGCAAATGGCACAAGTGCATTTGAAGCTGTTGATGCAGGCTACACAATTGCTATCACTCCGTTTGATTCTGTAAATCCTTCAGTCGTTTCTGGTTTTACAACTGAGACGGAAGCCCAAAACTTTGCTGATGTAGGCGATAATGTAATTCTGGAAGACGGAACAAATCTTAAGATCGAAAGTATTGCCGCTGTTCAAGTAGAAGATAACATTGGTGCTACTGCTCTGAACATCGTGAATAGCGATGCGAACGTGGTAGATTCTGTCACTGGCACTGGTTTTATTTTTACTACAGGTCCAGAAACAATTGCGTCTCCAACTCAAGACTTTACAGTTTTCCAGCCCGGCGAAACAATTGTTATTAGTGGTGCAACAGAAGCTGGTAACAACGGTACATTTACAGTCGTAAGTGCTGTAGATGATACTGGCGGATCAGGTAATTACATCTTGACTGTTTCTGGTGGAACGCTAACTGCTGATGCTGGTGACGCAAACGCAATCACAATTACTGGTGAGCCTAACGGATCTGTATACACGGCTACTGATACTTTCTTCATCAAGAATCACGGTCTGACAACAGGTGATGCTGTTCAGTATAACGTAGGTGGCGGTAATAACGATGCTATCGACGGTCTTGAAGACGGAACTGTGTACTACGCAATTGTAGTTGATACAAATAACTTCAAGCTGGCTACAACATACGAAAATGCTGAAGCAGGAACTGCAATCAATATCACTTCATTCGGTGGAGTCGATGGCGGCGTTACTCAAACGTTTGGTATCTCTGATAGCTGGTCAGCGAACGTCACGTTCGAAAATGTGTATACTGGAGCAACTACTTACGATTCTGGATTCAGCGTACAGTGGGCGGACGCAGGTCTTTTCCTCACTAAGCCAACTGCAAGCCACGTACACGTTGTTGTAAGAGATCTTGACGGATCAATTACTGGTGTAGTTAATCAGATCTTGGAAGTTTACGAAGACGTAAGCACTGTTCCAGGCGCTACAAAGTCAGATGGTTCAGTTAACTATCTTGCTGACGTACTTACTGATAAGTCAAACTACATTGCTTGCTCTAGCCCTTCAGCGCTTGTTGCAACTGCTACTTCTGAGCAACAATCACTAACTCTCGGTTACGACGGTGATGATGAAGCTAATATCAGCATCGGTAAAGTTGCTGAAGGTTATGATCTGTACAAAGATGCTTCTACAGTTGACATTGCACTTGTTATGCAAGGTAAAGCAAGAGGTACAACTCTGGGTAATTACATCACAAACAATATTGCAGAGTCTAGAAAAGACTGTGTTGCGTTTGTATCACCCGAAGAGTCTGACACAACAGTCAGTGCTGTAATTGACTTTGCAGGCACATTGACAGGAAGCACATACATGATCGTCGATACTGGATACAAGTATCAATACGATAAGTTCAACGATGTATATCGTTGGGTGCCTCTCAACGGCGATATCGCTGGTCTTTGTGCGAGAACAGACGAAGTTCGTGATCCTTGGTTCTCTCCTGCTGGATTGAATAGAGGTGTTATCAAGAATGTTGTGAAGCTGAGAATCAATCCTACTAAAGCAGAAAGAGACTTATTGTACGTAAATAATGTCAACCCTGTTGTCTCAGAGCCTGGCGCTGGAACAATTCTGTTTGGTGACAAGACGTTCGCTACGACTGCAAGCGCATTCGATAGAATCAATGTCCGAAGATTGTTCATTGTTCTTGAGAAGGCTATCTCGATTGCTTCTAAGTCATTGTTGTTCGAATTCAACGATGAGTTCACGAGAGCGCAGTTTAAGAATCTCGTGGAGCCCTTCTTACGTGAAGTACAGGGTCGTCGTGGAATTTACGACTTCAAGGTCGTGTGTGACGAAACTAACAATACCGCAGAAGTAATTGACGGTAATCAGTTTGTTGGAGACATCTTCATCAAGCCTGCTCGTGCGATCAATTTCATTCAGCTAAACTTCGTTGCTGTTAGAACTGGTGTAGAATTCGAAGAAATCGTTGGTTCAGTATAACAGATAAGGAGAAACGAAAATGGCTTTTAATATCAATGAAATTAGACAACAGATGACATTCGGGGGTGCGAGAGCATCCCTGTTTGAAGTCCGAATGGCTAACCCAATTAATACAACTGGGGACATTAAGCTGTCTTTCATGGCTAGAGCTACAACTCTCCCTGCATCGAATCTCGGAACTGTAATTGTTCCTTATTTCGGTCGCCAGGTTAAGTTCGCAGGAAACAGAACTTTTGAGCAGTGGTCAGTAACAGTCATGAATGATGAAGACTTCCTCGTAAGAAATGCTATGGAAGATTGGATGTCTAGCATCAACTCTCACGTAGGTAACTTGAATCTAGAGGCACCTGGTGTTAACTATAAGTCTCAGGCACAAGTCCTTCAGTACTCTAAGAGCGGATCTTTAATTCGTGAGTACAACTTCAATGGTATGTTCCCCGTTGCGCTTAGTGCAATCAACAACGATTGGGAATCTGAAGAAATTCAAACGTTTGAAGTTACATTCGAGTACGATTGGTGGAACGTTTCTGGCGGTGTCACTGGAGACGCTGGCACAAACGCCTAATCTTTATAGCTTGATTCCTAAGCAAAGGGAGGTTTCGGCCTCCCTTTTTGGTTTTTAGGTCTTATAAATAGTATGAGACTTTTATACTTTTCACTTAAAGGAACTTGTAATGGCAATTGAACTGTTTGGCTTTGAAATCAAAAGAAAGGAAGATGAAAACAAAAACATCACGTCTTTTGTTGAGCCTACCAATGATGACGGCGCTGTCAATATCGCCGTAACTGGATCAGTATCTAGCTCTTTCCTTGACTTGGACGGAGCCGCAAAGAGTGAAGCTGAACTTGTACAAAGATATCGCACTATGCTTCAGCAACCCGAAGTATCTCAAGCTGTAGATGATATTGTAAACGAAGCGATTTCAATCACTGATGACAAGAAAGTAGTTGATTGTATCACTGATGATGTGGACCTTCCCGATAATATTAAAAAGAAGATTCGAGAAGAATTTGACAATGTTATAAAACTGCTAGACTTTGGTAATACTGGATACGATACTTTTCAGAAGTGGTACGTCGATGGTAGAATCAACTATCATGTAATGATCGACGAAAAATCACCCAGAAAAGGAATTCAAGAACTTCGCTATATTGATCCAAGAAAAATTCGTAAAGTTCGTGAGTATGATAAAGCGCCTGCTGGTAGTGATCAAAATAAGTTTATTGTTAAGAAAATCAAGAACGAGTATTTCATCTATAACGAGCGTGGATTCAATAATTTAAACACGTCTCACGTTCAACAGTTTAGCGGCGGGGATATCAAGGGTCTAAAAATTGCAAAAGACTCTATCGTAAACGTCACGTCTGGCTTGCTAAACGAAAACGGAAATCTAGTACTATCTTATCTTCATAAAGCATACAAGCCTTTGAATCAGTTGAGAATGATGGAGGATGCTGTTGTTATCTATCGTATCTCACGAGCACCAGAGCGTCGAATCTTTTATATTGATGTGGGCAATCTCCCCAAATTGAAGGCTGAGCAACATCTACGTGATATGATGGTCAAGCATAAGAATCGTTTAGTCTACGATGCTGGAACTGGCGACATCAAAGATGATCGTAGACATATGGCCATGACAGATGATTTCTGGCTTCCAAGAAGAGAAGGTGGAAGGGGAACTGAAATCACAACATTGCCCGGTGGTCAGAATTTGGGCGAAATCGAAGATATTCTGTATTTCCAAAAGAGACTACTTAAAGCATTGAATGTCCCCATCACTAGAATGGAGTCTGAGGCTGGATTCTCGCTTGGACGTGCATCAGAAATCTCTAGAGATGAGGTGAAATTTTCTAAGTTTATCGCACGACTACGTTCAAGATTTGCAATTCTTTTTGATAAATTACTTGAAAAGCAATTGATTTTGAAGGGAATTGTTTCTGTTGAAGATTGGCCAGCAATTCAAGCAGCCCTTCGATACGATTTTGTAACTGATAATCATTTCTCAGAATTGAAACAGTCTGAAATTTTACAGAATCGCTTACAGCTTCTGAGAGACATCGATGAGTATCGTGGAACTTACTTCTCTAAAGATTGGGTACAGAAGCAAGTACTTTATATGTCTGAAGATGAAGTGGAAGAGATTAAGGATCAGATCGAACAAGAAAAGGCGGAAGAGCCTGAGGAAGAAGAAGATCTGAACATGGATTACACGCCAGAAGCTCCTGTCATTCCTGATCATGGAACTTTGACGGTGGATATAGAAGAGGATAATGAACTGAAAGAAGAAGATAGAAAATTGATTGAAAATTTTTCATCAATGATCGATCAACTTATAACAGAAGAAAGTGATAATGAATGAACTTGAACAAGTTAAACTTCTCAAAGCTGGTTTAAAGTTAGCCGAACATAAAATCAGCAAAGCAATAGACGAAAACAGACAGCCCCCGATTGTTGGGCCAATGGGTCGTCGTGGTCTTCAAGGTGAGCAAGGTGAAATCGGCCCTCAAGGATTAAAAGGAGAAAGGGGCGATCCCGGCCCTATGGGGTTGCAGGGCGAGCGTGGACTAAAGGGAGATACGGGTGAAAAAGGAGATACAGGAGGTGTTGGACCTCGTGGACGAGATGGTGAAAAGGGAGACCCCGGTCCGCAAGGCGAGAAAGGAATCCAAGGTGAGCAAGGAATACAAGGAGAGCGTGGTGAGACTGGAGAGCGTGGTTTACAAGGACCCAAGGGCGATAAGGGCGATAAAGGGGATATCGGAGAACGGGGCCAAAAAGGTGACAAAGGTGAACGTGGAGAACAGGGTCTCAAAGGAGAAAAAGGAGATCAAGGCTTAGCGGGTGAGCGTGGTGAAAAGGGAGATAAAGGTGAGAAAGGAGACAAGGGCGAGCAGGGTGAACCGGGCATCCAAGGCGTCAAAGGAGACACCGGCGAGAAGGGCGAGACGGGCCCAGCAGGAAAAGATGGGTCAGATTTCACAGAAGAGTTCGCTCAGTTTTCTCAATCGCTAACGGAATCTATAAGTACAAGTAAGTCTGAATTCGAAGAGTTTACTAAGAATACCCTTGCTGAGATATCAGCATTTGAGACTAGACTGAATAAAGATCTTGACACTAACGTAGAAACAAATACAAAAAAGATAGAAGAATTAACTCGACAGTTTGATCAATTTAAGCAAAGAGTTAATCAACAAATGGGACAGTGGGCTTCTTCCGCAGGTGGTGGTTCTGTCCGAATCTTAGACAATGATGATGTAGAATTTCAAAAAGTGCATGAAGTCGAAGGAGAGTCAGTCCTCATCTTTGACGCAAGTAAGCAAAAATTCGTATCAGAGTCATTCACAGATATCGTAGAGAGACTAAAAGTGGGTGTAGAAAAGCAATACGACAAGCTAATAGATGTTGAAGGAGACTTCACTTATGTAGGTGAAGCAGAGCCGGGTTCTACTCGTGACTCTGCGTCTTGGAGAATCAAGCGTGTTTATGAACTAGGAGATGATCTTGAAGTGATTTGGGCAGACAATACCGCTGAATTCACGAAGACTTGGGATGATAGAGCGACTTACGAATATAGCTAATTTTATAAATAGTATAGAACAACAACCCGTTTATAATCGGAGGATTAAATGGCTATCATTACTTCTGGTGGTGATCTATCAAGAACAGAATTACAGATAGATGCCGCAACAAGAGACATTTCACTAGCACTAGCCGGAGGTCTTTCTCCAGACGGTGTTACTCTTCAGGCAATGTACTCATATCTCAAGAAGGTGTGGCGAGTACGAAACTTTACAATTGGCGTAACTTCTGGAGCGTCCGGTCAAGCTGATCTTGTACTCGATCAAGCCGCTGGCCCTTCTTCGGAAGAAATTCTGCCAGGAATGACTGTCATAGTCGCTTCTGGTTCTGGTGTTCTTTTAGACGCCACTGAAGTTGCTAGTGTTAGCGGAACAACAGTAACACTAAACAAAAATATTGATACAACCTTTACTGGCACAGATACAGTAACGTTTATCAACCATCTGATCGAATATCCTTTCCCGCTCGTGGCAATTACTCCAGAGCAGTTTGAATTTTCGTTTGATTGGACTCCAAACTCAGATGCAACACGAAAGTTGATTCGTACTGCTGGATGGAGAGAGATCACAACTACTGGTACTGTACTTGCTGAGTATGTGGGAGTTATCTCACTGGGTGCTGTTGATGGTAAAGCGATCACAAATATCACTGCAACCGATATTTCCTTCTCTGGTGCTGATATCACATCAACGGGAGAAAACTTTGGTATTTTTGTGGCAGGAGACACGATCACTGTTAGCGGTAGCGCAAACGGAAATGATGGTACATATGTTGTAACTAACGTCACTTCAGACGGTGCTGGTGGTACTGCTGACGTACTTACAGTTAAA